GTCGCACTTTCCCATTTAACCCAGTCTTGTAAATCGAAGTAGAACATAACCAGAATTCATTTCTACTTAACATATCATGTGTATTCTCTTTATATCAAAATTTATTAAAAACCGGCGTTTTAAATCTTCAAGGGTGTAAATGAGAATGATGACGACAGAATCCAGATCCTAGAACCTGTATCATTCTTCTTTTGTCCAGATCCTTCTCGTGTTTCGCCTGTGACAATCTGACAGGAAACCCTTTACATCTCTCTCCGTTGGCCTTGATATGACCACAGCAGTAACGGAAACTAGCGCCGTTCTTCACCTTGTTTCTTCTCCAAGCTTTCGAGGCACCGTCAAAGTCTATTTTAACCTCGTAAGGCATTTTACTATGGTTACATGTGGCTCTTAAATTACATAATGGGGATAACCCACCAGTTGTCATTATGTTCCAGCAGTTGGTAGAAGTGAACCTTTCCTGACAGAAGGTACTCGGAGTGAATATACTCGCGTTCTTTGCGTGTGACGTAATGAGACTTGGATGAGCCGGCTGTGTACACGAAATGAATCGCGTGACCCTTGTTAATAAAGAAGTCGATACCGCGTAGACACATCTGTAGGTAAGGAGGCTCCTTAATCTTTGCCTCATTAAACCGAAACTTCTCCTCGGTGTAATCAACACCTTTGCTTTCCAGGTACTCCTTGTACTCTTGTAGAGTCCTCTTGTAACGTGCGGCGTCCTTACTTGGAATCTTCATGTCCTCTTGGAACTTGACCGGATCACGAATCACGTCGTGATAGATGTCCAAGATCCTTGGCATCTTCACATTCTTAGAGAGGATGTTTGAGAATGAACAGAATCGTCCAACAGCTATCTCGTCCTCGCGTTCGGAGATGGTTTGGTACAACTTCCGATCATCGAAAGTTCCGAACAGAAGATCACCCTCTTTCATCTTGATCTGACGCGTGAACAACGCTGTTAGGTCATCTGTCGGTTTGGTCTTGTATGTTGTACGGTGAAGTCCGATCTCCACCATCAGCTTGAACTCATCGTAGCTAATCTCGCGAAACTTATCACCTTCTGTGGACAGAGGGTTCTTGTTCTTTTCAATAGGAAGAACGGGACCACCTTCAGTCTTGATCACTCTCTCCGCGACATGATTTTGATCACCGAAGAAGGGAATGATGAACATTGGGATCCCGCACAGAAGTGCTTCCTGATAAGAGTTGTTCCCACCATGTGTGATAAAGAGATCACACTGAGATAACATCTGAAACTGGTCAAAGCTTTTCTGTACATGTACACCATGAATATCATGGAATCTTCCCTGACCGGAGAAGTAAACGTGGTAGCGGTGAGCTAATCTCTTCAAGTGTCCCAGAATCTGTATGACCATTCTGCGAACAGACTCGTTGCGATCCCACAAATGGTTCATAACCACAGTACCGAAAGAGACGTAGATTCTACGCTTCTTCCGAGGAATCTTCGGGATTAACTCACGATACAGCGGATAACCCATGAAGAGAGCACCGGGGCCTGGATCGACCGGTGAGGGAGCGTTCCAAATCAGTGTAAGATCACCTCGTATGAGGGGGCCGTCAGAGACCATCTCCAAGTACTTCATGTCAAACCCCTCAGGAACGGGCTTACAGTACGGCAGAAGTCTCTCTCGTTCTTTCTCATCGAACTTCATGTAGAAGGACGGGATGGAGCAGATACAAGGAGTGTCTGTCTGATATCCCATGAAAAACCCCTCGACCGCGAAGCAGTCGTAAAGGATCTGTGTCGGTTGTAAATGGCGACACAAAGCCACGCATCCAGGAAGGAGCTGATCAAGCCGAGGAAATGTCCATTTCATCGGTGCTGTCTCCTTTAGGTCGTAATTAGTGTACAGCTCGTGGATCTCTCCTGGGGTGACACCGCTGTCAATCAGTCTCTGTTTGGAGGCGTTGCTTAACTGTACGTTCTGCCAGCCGACAATCAAGAAAGAAAAATCGACTTGAGGGTGTCCCCGTACTAAATGAGCTAATACGTTGAGATGTCCCTCAAACGGCACAGTGACCACAAGACAACTCATATTAGGCCAGTATATACAGAGAACAAGATGAACTCTGAAGGCCTGCGAATGTTCTGTTTAAATGCTTATCAGGAGCTTCGATCGATTTTTCCTGATCTCCAGACGTTGTGTCGTGAAAAGCATGGTTTAGTCTTCACTTACCATCACAGACTGAAATCTGAGAAGAGCATCAAGGCGAAGTTGGATGCTAAGCAGTCTTGCGAGGACGTTATCGGGTTTCGCCTGATCAATCCGTGGACTGCGGAGATTCGACGGCTAGCAGAGATTCTCCAGACAGAGTTCAAAAAGTGGAACATACTGGTGGAGAGGCAGGAAGTCAGGGAACGTGGTCGGGTTATCTACTTGTACTGTGTCTATGATGAGGTACCTTTCGAGGTACAGCTTTGGCCGTCCCTTTTGTATTACTGCTTCGAGTACGAGCATGACAGAGTTTACAAGCCACCCCAGCCTCTGACAGAGGAGCAGAGGCTGAGAGCGAAACTTCTGCGAGAAGAAGAGCATATGGTACAGGATCAAGTGGACAAATACGTCCTGGTTCCTTACAGTCTTAACAGTACAATGACGGGTAAAAAATAATGAGCTGGCTAGTCTGTACGACGTTGAGTACGTAGAGGTAGATCCGGATGAAATTATGACTGACGGATAATCGTCAGAAGTTGAAAGAGACAATCATAGTAGCGACATTGCTGTCAAACTGACTTAATACCTCTTGCCATTTGTTGTGGTGGAAGGTACAGAGAAATGTGTTAGGAACCTTCCCTGTCTTCTTACAGTGATCCACATGCTTTATCATCTTTCTCACCCTTCGGTAACTACCGTGGATACATTCGTACACAAATCTCTCTGTTGTCCACACCTTGGTCACGGAGTGGCATTTGAAAGTCGGCACGACTTTGAAGTCCTCCCGTGGCATCACTGTAGTTTTCCTGGTAGACAGTCTGTCCTCCAGGGTGATTCTACAGCAGGCGCACAAACGACCTCCGAAGACGGTCTGTACGTGCCCAGAGTGCTCTCTAATAGCTACCTGACCTCTCTCGGTGGCATCTCGCTGTACCCATCTTGGGAGTTCCCTGATTTTATTCTCAGGAATAGCCTCGTAGACAGGATGAAACCTGCCTGTCTGCCAGTGAATCGGGTCTTTGTAAGGAGTGTCCTCGAGAAACTCCCAGATAGCTCTGTAGGAGTTACAACAGCATCTGCCCTTGTCCGAAATATGGATCACGGTACCCGATTTCGAGATGAAGAACCGAATACCCTCGAAAGGGTAGTCGGAACGTCTGTTAGGTTCCTCGACGTCATCGGTATCACTGTCAGAGTTTTCGTGGATCTCCTCAGGAATTGATTCGTCTGTTTCGGTTTCGTCATCGAACCATGAGTCAGAATCGGACATCGTTGCGTTGATTTCGCTTGCTTACTAGATTTAACAGTAATCGCTTGTAGATCAATTTTCGACATAAGTGTTAGAAAGAGAGTTATCAATGGAGATCCATCTTTTTCTAACGTTGAACTCTCTCTTTTGTGAGAGTGTGGCTAACGAGATATCACAGTTTCTTCATCCAACAACCAAGCCGTATCTGTACAACACCTGTTACGGAGGGTTCGGTATCTCCAAGGAGGGATACATGCTTTACTGCGAGAGGAAGGGAGTGGAGTTCAAGCAGAGAGAGTATGATTACGGTTCGTACGATGTGAAACGTGATGATCCGATCGCTGTTCAGGTGGTGCGCGAGTTGGGTGCCAAGGCTAATGGGGTACATGCTAATATTAGTATAGCCACTGTCTTCGAGGAGTACCCAGTAGGCATGTACGAGTATGATGGCACCGAGTCTGTCTCTCCAACATACAAATCATGTTTTGTCGATTTCGTCAACAAGATTCTGTTCGAGAGTTTGACAGACTCGGAGAAGATCATGTTGATGCGCCAGAAGAAGAGGGATATCGAGTGGGCTCAGAAGGTGTACCGAGAGATGATGAAAGATGATGAGAGGATGAGAGGATGAGAGAATGATATCAATGGTGAAAACGATTTAAACGGAATGAAAGTAATTAGTATAGGAGCACTCCTACAATCTCAAAATGGCTACAGAAGTTTTATCTCCGATACAACCTTCGCAGAAGGTTATATGCCCAGGCGTACAACCTATCGCGCAAGACTTACTTGCCAACAAACGCAAATTAGACGATTCACAGCCCGTAACTGACTGTGGTGTGAAAGCACCTCGTCTAAACTCCTCTGCGGATAAGAAGACAGGTATCGCCCATAAGTTGGCTTTTACGCTCTTCCCTCCAGAGGATCCTAACAACAAGGCGAAACGTACGTACTCGTACATTCAGTACTCTCAACTCATCTCTTCTCTATCAAAAGCTTACAATAAACAGTTAGCTGAGGAGGAGAAGGAACGAGCAGAACGTGAGAGGATCAACGATGCCTACCGTCAAGCCAGAGTGTACGGAAACCAGGAGGTCTTCGAGTCGTTGCTAGACGCACCGATCGGTGACCCGGTACTACACCCGGAACCAATGCCAGTAGAGATCGCTCCTTCGGAGGATCTCGCTCCGTTCTTCTCCCGTATGAGAGAGAACAAGGCTGCCACGCAAGAGTGTGAGGAGTACAAGCGTGGTGCCTACTATGATGATGGTCGTATCGATATGTGTAAGCAGGTACCTGGTCCGACACATATTGGTGCGATGATTCGATCAATCGAAAGCAACCCACACGTGAAGCACTTCCTGATGGGTAACTCTATCGTCGGTCTGGAGGGTGCGAAGGAGATCTCAAAGCATATTCTGAACCGACCAGAGATCGAGACCTGGTACTTAGCAGGTAACCGAATAGACATCGAGGGCACGCGTCTAATTGCTGAAGCTCTTGCGAATGACACGCACTGTAAAGCTCTCTGGTTGAAGCGTAACCCGTTGATGGCAGAGGGTGTGAAGCACATCGGCAAGATGTTGGAGACTAATCAGCACATCGAGATTCTTGATCTGGTGAACGTCGGTTGTCTGGATGAGGGTGTCAAGTATTTGTTCAACTCTCTGCGCAAGAACACCACACTAAAGCTTCTGTACCTGGATGCGAACGGAATCACGCCTAAGGGCGCCGAGTACATCGCTGAGTACTTTGAGTATATGGTGAAACATAAGAAGGTCGGTATTACGTCTCTGTTCCTGGCTATTAATCGTCTGGACAATCCTGGTACTATCAGGCTAGCTAAGGCGATTCAGGGTTACAAGGCTCTAACACATCTGGATCTCGCGTCCAATCGTGTGCGCCCTGAGGGTCTGAAGGCTGTTCTGGAAGCTGTTAAGGATCATCCCGATCTCGTGTTTCTGGATTTTGGTCTGTACAAGTCCACCTCGGACATGAAAGAGCTTCCTAATTACCTGGGGGATGAGGGTGCGACCATACTTGCGGAGTTCATCAAGACGAATAGGACAGTACAGATCATGTCCATTCAGGACGCGAACGTAAGTCCAGAAGGTCTCTCGAGAATCATCGAGGCGGTGGAACAGAACGACACATTGCGTTTTATCTACGCAGGTCAGTACGGATACTGTACACCGAAGCCTCTGTTAGCGCGCCTTTGGGCTCATCTGGATAAGAACTGCCTCAAGCATGAGGGAATGGATGTGTTGACATATCGTAAGGACAGGTTGCGTCTTGTGAAACACACAGAACGAGTTAAAGACATCGATAGTATCTACCGTAATAATATGTAAGTTGATCCCATGAACATCCCAAAAATCGGCATAGGGACTTACAAGTTAACCCCTGAGACGACGTATTCTGTCGTCCTGGAGGGGTTACAACTTGGTTATCGCCATATCGATACCGCATCACTGTATCGAAATGAGAAGGCTGTTAAGCGCGCTATCGATGACTCGAAAGTGCCAAGAGACGAGATCTTTGTGACGACGAAGATTCATATCAGAGATATCAGGAAGGGCACCGTTCGGCAGGGCTTTCTTGAGTCGTTACAGAAACTAGGCAGGATTGACCTTCTGCTTTTACACGGTCCTGTACCAGGATGGAGAGATGCTTGGTTGGAGCTTGTGAGAATCAAGGAGGAAGGGCTTGTCGGAGAGATTGGTGTCTCGAACTTTAACAAGGATGAGTTCACAGACAGTTTCAGCGAGTTTCACAGAACCTTCGAGAAAGGGTTTCCTAAAGTGAACCAGATAGAGCTGTCGCCTTTTCTGCCAAGAGTTGAGACAGTTGAGTTCTGTAAGGCTAAAGGGATCCATGTAGTCGCTCACTCCAGTCTGACTAAAGGGTACGTGTTCGACAACAAGTTGCTTGTGGAGATGGCCACAAGAGTCAGAATGACCGTACCACAGATCCTTCTGTGCTGGGGTGTACAGAAAGGGTACTGTGTGCTCCCTCGTACGAGTAACCCACATCATCTGGAAGAGAATCTAAGGGTATCCCATATGAAATTACCTGACGGGGAGATGGATGTTCTGGACGCGATAGAAGAGAGAGTGATCACGCATAGAAAATGGTTGTAAAAAATTGATTGTATTTCTTCTGATATCTACCTTGATCAACAACAACAAAAGAACACCGCCAACGTCCCGACGAGTTTGAAAAAACAATAAAACGATGGCGTGTTACGGAATCAACGGATTGAAGAGACACACTGGATCCTTGAAGGACGTGAAAGCCTTTTTGAGTCAGACAGAGCAAAAAGGTAGAGTCCTGGAAAGGCTCGTTGAGGAAGTGGTCGTGATCGACTACTTTCTGAACGGGCAGAAACCTACCAAAAACAGCCTTTCGAGAGGTGTGAAGGAACTTGCCTTCGACATCGGGACTACCCTTATCACCGCGTCCAAAGAGTGCTGTCTTACTGGGATAGATATTACTGCTCTCTTCGAGGCTATTCAAGAGTCAGGAGTACAGTGGCCTGTCCCTGACATGGTTCTTGCCAAGTTTGGCGAACGCAACCTACGCATTTACCGCGACATCCTACAAATTCGTCTCAGTATGAAAGAGCTGGAGATGGGCGCGATGTGCAGACTTGGTTTATGCTCTCTGGCAGGAACAACTACAACACCCATGGCAACAGATGATGGTGATGAGTCGGATTTCGAGGACATCTACGCCGACTAAGGATGCGGAGCCCCCCACATAGTAAAAATTGATCATTAGAGCATTATTAGTCTTGTATCACCACCAACATTAGCAATCGACCGACGTATCAGCAAAAATGGCTTGTTACGTTCCCCAACGACTTCAATTTCGCTCTCAGGAAGCTCTGGACGAGTTCCTGAATAGGCATGACTGCCATGAGGATCATGATCCGACGCTCAAGGAGACAGCAGAGGATATTCTGGCGATCGACTTCTTCTACAACTGTCTGGAGGAGAAGGAGACAGGGATCGGAAGGCGTGGTCTCTCCGATTTAGTGGAGGACATCGCCCAAAAGCTGATTCAGGTTCAAGCCACTTGGGGATCCAAGGTCGATATTGACAGGATCTTCAAGGCGCTACGTCTCGCCTACACACACAGTGGCCCTTACGAGACCATTGAGGCGTTCGGGTTACAGAACCTGACCATCTACGGTCGGTGATCTGTTGGAATATCCAGTAGATTTACCTTCATAATTATCGATAAATGGCTTAAAGGGATTATTCTAATGAGAATAGCGACGTAGCTCAGAGGAAGAGCGCAGGGCTCATAACCCTGAGGTCGGTGTATCATAATCACCCGTCGCTATCTACTATCACTTGATCGGAGAACCTGATGGAATGATAGTTTAATTGAAACATCTCTTGACTAACGCGTGAACGTCTAGCGATTATCAGAAAGAGATGAAAGCTAATTCACAGACGGGGTTACCTTTTTCTCTAAAAACGAAAATTGAACACAGTTTCCCAGGGAGGGACATAATTGATCAGAAAAAGCTCTCTGCATCACAACCGCATTCCAAGCTTTCACAAACTCACTCGAAGAAAAGAACAATGGCCGACTTCAAGACTACTTCGACCATGGGCAAGGGCTGGTTTTCAGCTCAGCAGCACATCACAATCGTGAAGGCTGCTATCAATGCTACTATCATGCGCGCTCTTGAGCTCAAGCTCATCAACCCGCTTCCTGAGGATCTCCTTGAGGAAGACTGGGCATGTTGGAGCATCCTCCACCCTGAACATTTCCAAGGGGTAGAGAAGATGTATGTTGACGTTGTTAACCCACCCTTCAACGCGCAGAACAGCGCGAAGGGCGTCGCAACCGGGCGCTTCCTCATGGAGCGCTTTCCACTGTGGCGTTGCCAGTTCTGGCGCGTAGCTGTGTACGGAACGAACGCGCTGAGGCTGGACGGTCACGATCTCGTGGCCACCGGCATCGCGAAGATCTTCCGCAAGCACCAGCAAGACCCGACCAAGTTGTCGACCATGCTGGGTGAGTACAAGTCCGCTTTGGCGGCAGGGAAGGGCGACTCGGCTCCGGTTGTGACCTCTTCTCTCGATGCGTTCAAGCGTATCATGTTCGACTTGGGCATCGAGGGTGATGTCAACATCACTAACGCTCAGGTCTATTTGACTCGCGTACAAAACGCTGTGAACACATGCGTTGACCAGGTGGACAGATCCGAGTTCAAGGGCACTACCGCGAACGACTGGATGGTGCTGATGTGCCAGACACTCGGAATCGAGGAGAAAGCACTGGCTGACACCAGCCATGATGCTCTCATGAAGCTTTTCAGCTTTCCTGACGCAATCCAGACGATTTTCCACGAGGCTGTCAAGCGTGCCCGCGACAAGGCTCTGTCCAAGGACGAACAGGGTCACTACCGTGACGTTTACCGTCGCCTTGAGTGGGTCGAGAAGCTTCTCACGAAGTGTTTCGGCCCGATCGGATGTGCGACTGACACTGTCACACTGGACGTTGTCTCAGGTGGTTACACCATGGAGGAGGCGTGTGACCCGGGAACGGATCGTTCTCAGTCACACAAGTACTTCGCCGTGGTGGAGCAGGCTATCAAGCAGGCTGACACTCTGGCATCTTGTGCTCGCCTGATCGACTACTGGTTGATCGTGGTGGACAACGAGAACGACGACCTTCACGCTATGTCTCGCATCGTCAAGATGCGCAAGAGCATGGGGTACTCTACGGAGATCCTCAGTCAGGCTAGCCCGAAGTTGGCCGCAGTGCTTCAGCAGAAGGACGGGCTACAAGCCGGTGTTCGCACCGAGCTCTCACCGGGAGCCTTTGTGACTGTTGTCGTGGACACAGCGTCTCGCAACAATGAAGCTGCGGTTCCGACGATTGAGCAGCACGGCATGACAGAGTGGCTGACCGCAGCAACGACGGCGGCTACGGCTACGACAGTGTAAGCGTTTAGCCAGAAAACAACCCGAAAGGGTACATAGTAATATCCCTTAACGCTTCTGTCGATTGTTCCTCATACCTTTGTACATGCTGTTATTACACAGTATCTAGAAAGGCTTTAACCCTTGATGCGATCGATCTAAAGATCGCAATCGCGAATGCGACCAGCGGGAATCGAACAAAGAGCTTCAGAGTACAGAACCGTAAGAGTTCCCTAGCTCAGCCAGCGCCTGGCCGGGCATCAGCCAACCGGGGAACTCCCTGGCGCCAGTGTCTAGTCCTGATACACGTTCACCCCAAACCGCGCTACATTCCTGACAAGAATGCGTGCTACCACTACACTATGGTCGCATCTAATTTCCTTATTCTCTTTAAGCTGTTTCTGTATCGCTCTGCGACATCAGGAAACAGCGGTCGCGAAGCTTTTAAGCCGGCAGTGGGATTCGAACCGATCGCATTCCGTAGCTCACGTGCTGCTCTAGTGACTTTCCCTCATAGAGCCTAGGATACTCAAGTCCATCACCCTGGGATTAACAGTTAGAACTCACACGTGCCTTCCAGAATGCGCCACATCACTGATGCCACACCCTCCACCTTCATATGGTGGCGCACTACCATTATGCTATGCCAGCAGTCATAAACACAGAAACCTTTAAGCCACTCTGATTATGATAGGGACGGCGGGAATCGAACCGTAACAGCGATCTCAAACTCTCCACATAGTAACCTCCTCTCAGGGGATTCCGGACTCCCCATCAACTCGGCTTTCAGCATCACGGAATCATCGATCAACCACTATTTTAGACACTACCTCTGGGTTATAAGCCTCAGCGCTCTACCAATGAGCTACGTCCCTACTTACATTATCATCTCTCTTTAAGTTAATGGGTATTTGTTCGTCGAATCCCGAACGTGAGAGATACATCAAAGTAGCTCTACCGTCTGTCCCTGTCGGGATCACCAGTAGGTACAACCAGTCAAATATTCGGAAGAAGTTAGGTCAGTATTTTGACGGATGTGATAAAAACAACCGGTACGTACGGTCAATCCTGTGGGAATCAGCGAAAAAATCGATTATTATACCCAAGGGTAAACATTACTGAGTACTTACCACCATGGCTGACTACAAAGTCTCAGAACTGACGATTCATCCGTTGGACAAGGGCGACGTCGAGCAGTATTTCAGGAAAACTCTCAAGTTCTCCTCGAAGGATATTCTTGATCTTGGCTACGGGAAGGACATCGACAGGATTCTCATAGAGCTCAAAACATCAGAGTGTGACTACTCTCTTCCCAATGACCCTCGGGTGATCACCTATTGGTACGATAACGGTTCTTGGGGGTTCTGCTCTGAGTTCGTTCTACGAGGCAGAGACGGGCTTTTCTACACCTTCCGGTACAGTGACCATCGCGGTGGCATGATAGGACTAGGTGGAGGTGACTTTTCTGGTCTTGATCAGGATACGTTTGATACCCTTGAGGAGGCTCTAAAGGTCTGTCCGAAAGCGATTGAGGAGGTTGAGGGTATGAAGGCTTGGGAGGAGATGTGTCAAGAGGAGGAAAGACAATGTATCAAAGATAGAAGGTGGTAAAAAAAATTGATCTAAAGGATCAGTCATAGTGATAAAAATGTACTCAAAAACAACTCTACGTACCGTGAAAAACTGAAAAAACAATGGCTTCTGACGGTAAGACCCCAGTGGAGACCAAAACTCCTACACGTAGTATCTACGTGGCAGGAAAATGGGCAGACCGTGAGCGGATTCACAAGGTGATTCAGCTTCTTCAGTCTTTCGGGCACAGAATCACTCATGACTGGACTCAAGTAGAGACAGGAACACGTACTCTGGAGTTCAACCAAATGTGCGCGGGTCTGGACGTGAAAGGCGTTCTCGACTCTGACATCGTCATCGCGGACATGACAGATCCGAATTACAGGTACCAAGGTACTTGTACGGAGATCGGGGCTGCCCAAGGAGCGAATATGTTACACGAGCTTACAGGCTTTCCAGACTCCAGAATCGAGATCTGGTACATCGGCGAGTTGAGACACGGAGTTTTCTTCTCCAAGTGTAAGCACTTCACTGATTGGCAACAAGTTTTACGAACACTTCATCCTCAAACATCTTTCAAGAAACTAGAGGATGAGTACACAGAGGTTCAGCGACTAGCTGGCAAGTGTTAACTGAGATAAAACAAATGTCCAAATCATAGTAATCATGCCCAAGTTTATCTGGCTGGAAGGTTATTACATTAATTTAGAGTTCGTCTCACTGGTCGAGTTGAAACAAGACGGTAACAGAGTGAACGTTATTATTGACATAGCAAACTCCTCTGAGAACGGGAAAGATAGATTAATCAAGACTTTTAGCAGTTTAGAGTCAGCGACGATATGGTGTCATCAGATCTTCGGTGGTTTCTGCGTGAATCCTCCTTGTCAGCCAAGGAACCTCTCCCCTTTAAAGTTACCATCGTCACCAGATACACCTAGCTCCCCGGAGATTGATCAAGATGATATCAGGTTGTTCGTGAAGACAGTCTCACCAACTCCCCCTCCACCACCGCCCTGGTCTCCGAACTCGTTATCACCGATTCCGGAGGTGAAAGGTGCGTTGTCGCCACTTTCCTACACACTGAAAACAATGATAGGAAAGGATGTAAAAGAGATAAAAACAAGAAAGACTAATGATGAATCCGATATACAACGGAAATCTTCTAATGAATCTGTTGTACGGCAGGGAATTAGTGAATCTGCTGTAAAGCTCTGCCAACGAAGAACGCGATCAAAGAGGCGACCCCACCCACCGTCAGTGTCTCAAGTCCGGAGTCGATCGGTGGGCTTGAACCACCGGTCGGTGGGCTTGAACCACCGGTCAGTGAGTCATCCAAAGAAAGTCCCTTCAGGTACCCGACCAAGAACAAAGCGAAAGCCGTGAACACGTACGAGTAGTTGTACATTTGTTTTCCTTTTGAGAGAAGATGACCTATGATGAAGGCTAGAAGAGGGATCATACCCATGCCGACAAACGCGAGAAACACGATAATAGCTGATAGTAAAGGTGATGGATACCGTAACACCCCTTTCTCTTTCATCCAGATCTCTTCCTCTGTTTCCGCAGACAGATAGCGCGATGCCGCCATTGAGAAGCCATCAGCCAGAACGTTAGAAAGACCGAGAATGATGATAATCGTGTACGGTAGGTTCGCACCGGCGGTACCAGAAACGATCGCGAACGTCGTAATGATCCCGTCGATACCACCAAAGACAAAGTCGGAAACGAAGTTCTCATTCATAAATGCTTAAATACTATGTGTTAGCCAAGATCAATCTTGTAGCCTTAACAAATATGATGGAAATTGATCTTTTCCGATAGAACTTCTCGAAAAAACTAGTATTTGACTTAAACAATCAAGAGAAACACCAGAACCTTTGTTGAATATGTCAAGACGAGGTAACTCACGGTTATCTGATGAGACAGAGTCCTTCTTTCGAGGGATCCTGGAGAAACACCCGGAACGTCTGCGTGAGGCTACTGTGAACACAGAGTTTATCTCAGACACTCGACGGCTCAAGTTTTCATCACCACCTGTGGAGTACAAACAGCCAGCTCAAGTAAGGATCGTGAACGGCGACACCATCGATGTAGCCTTTCAACTACAGCAAGAGGGTCTGAACCCTCTGGTTCTCAACATGGCATCTGCGTACAAGCCCGGAGGAGGTTGGCGCAAGGGTTCCAGGGCGCAGGAGGAGTCTCTGTTCTACCGGAGCACCTACGCGGTCTCTCTGGAGAACTGTATGGATCTGGACGAGAAGAGATCATGGAGCTACCCAGTTCCTATTTTCGGGGCGATCTACTCTCCTGATGTTTTCGTCTTCCGCGGGAACGCTAATCAGGGATATCCTGTTTACCCATGGGAGCAGTGTACTTGGATGAACTTTGTCGCTGTGGCCGCTCTGCGTAAGCCGAGGTTGACACATAACAGAAGGCTGAAGCAGAAAGACGTGAACATCATGATGATGAAGATCGAGAGCATCTTCAAGATCGCTCTCCTGAAGGGACACGACTCTGTCGTTCTGGGCGCTCTTGGGTGTGGTGCGTACGGCAATCCTCCTGAGGATATCGCGATGATCTTCCGGGAGGCTATTGATGCTTACCTGCCTTTCTTCAGGCGGATCACGTTTGCCATTCTTGATGACCACAACACAAAGAAGCGTCACAACCCGAGGGGGAACCTGAGGGTTTTTCGGGAAGTTTTATCAGATCTCGTAGAGAAGACGAAGAAGAGGATTGAGTCTTTGCCGGATGTTCCGAATGAGGAGAAAAAGTCTGAGAACTCTGACCACGAACGCCAGAAATCTTAAAAGCCATTCCCATGCCAAGACCGAAGCCAAAACCGTATGTGATCTTACACACGACAGTTCTCGCTTCTGTTAACATAGTTTTAACAAGATTGTTCATCTTAATTGCTTCGCTTTTCGTGAGATCTTTTAAGTGTCTCCTAAAACATTATCGTAGGTAATGTCATACTGACATCAGGTGCTCAACATGATGGAAATGAATGAGTATGTATGGTGTTTTCTCGGAGTCGCTGTTATTCTTCTGGTCATGGTTCATTCTTACCCCATGGTTCTGACAAAAGGTCCTAAGAGAGACTTCTCTCCACCCAAGGAGAGATTCCGTATGCCTCCTAAACAGAAGGCTCAGTACACCTCTACGTTGGGACACCCTCAAGCAACACGAGAGCCGTCTCGCATGCAAGCAGTTCGTGAGAACTTTAACAGTACAGCTACGAACAATTTCCAACAGTTCGCGAACAGACCACAGATGAGTGGTGGTGGTGCCACAATGCCTGTTGCTTATCAGACAGCAGGTGTCGACCCTCGACGTATTATCGAGCCGATGACACAGGCTCCTCAGAACGCTCCAATGATGCGTTACTCGGACAACCAGCCTCAGCAGATGCATCAGGCTCCTCTAAACGCTGTTGGCGCTTACGGAGCTCATCAAGGTGGTCATCAAGGCCCACCTCCTCCAATTGAGACAAACCCACGAAGACAGCAAGAGCAGGCGAATGTTGTCCCGTTAACTCCTCAGGGAATGGCGACTCCACAGCAAGAGTTAGAGAGAATGGCTGTGAACGCCGCAGCCACTCATGGTGAGTCTATGTCTGGCGACAACTTCTTCGCCTCAGGTGGTCTCTCTCCTGCTAACGGCTCTGAGTTTGGCTCCCCGTTTTAACTTAACACTTAAGAAACTTATCATATATCGTCATATTTTGATGGATCAGAAACTTGTTATAACAAGATACACGCCTTGTCGCGGAGCGCACAAACATACAGCTCTCCTCATTGTAGGAGAGAGTGCCTCAGGGAAGACATTACTGGTAAAACGTTTACTGAAAGATATCAAGGTAGATCGCAAGATCGTCTTTGGTTTGAGACATGAGTACGATGATATTGTTGACCCTCAGTTTGTTCATGAGAACGTGAACGAGGAGTTGTTGAGGCGTATCCTTCGCTTTCAGACAGAGAGAGTAAAACTGGAAAAAGAGAGACAGACGTGTTATTATGATGAGGTGAACCATCCTCTACGTATGGTCATGGTGTTTGATCGATTTCTAGACAGAGGGTTTACACAGTCATCCACATTTCAATCTCTTGTGGTTAACTCACGTCATTTTCTCATAACTGTTATTCTGACAGCTCAACACGCTACCTATTTCTCTCCACGTGTTCGTATGAACATGGACGCCGTTCTGATAACAGGAGGATGTACGGTACACTCTCAGTTACGTAGACTATACGAGGAGTATTTTAGTGTTTTTAATAGTTTTGAGAAGTTCAGAAAAGTTTATGAGAGTATCACAGGATCTAAAAAGTACAGAGTGTTAGTCGAGGACAACACAGTTCGTGATCAGATGGGATCTGTTAAGTACTACGACTCTACATCTGATCGCTCTATCCACTGGAAGCGCATCGCGTGGAAACTTCTGATGATGGAAACTCTGAACAGAAAGAACGAGTTTCCCCTTGAGATTAACCGTATGGTCGTCACTATGTGTTGATCATACTATGGGGGGTACAAATTCTTAAGGGTGGTACCCGAGTCACCCTCTTTCTCACTTACTCCTGCCCCTGCCACTTGTCAGTGTGTTGCCTGTTGAAGTATATGGTCTGCTGACGTTGTAGAGGAGTCATCTTGTCGTAGTCTGTAGGGGGTACGAGAAGCTGAAGTCCTGTTCCTGGCGTGCGCTTAAAAGCCCACTCCTCCGCAGACATTGTCCACGCTTCTGTACGCGGTGTACAGTCCTCACTCCTGGTTCCGAAACGCAGAATGAGCACCAGTGTGGCACCGTTGTACTCCTTCTTCTGCAGATGTCCTTGCCACTTTGTCATGCTCTCCGGCACGATCGCGTGACCCTCAATTTGGCCACATCCTTGGGCGTGAACACCTGGCACGGCGCGACGAATATCAAGATTGTCGACGCTCATACCCTTCGGGTAGTAAACGGTCACACCAGTCACCTCACCAAATAGACACACGGTCACATCACCTCTGCGAGACTTGTTGATCACACGTGGTGCCACAGACTTAGCCTTGAAAGCGTTGCCCATAGTTGCTTGTTGAGTAGTAAGTGTAAGTTGAAAACGCTAGAAAGCCAATGAAAGCTTGAACGTGATGCTTGAATTGATCAAGACTTGATCCTTTTATAATCTCACCTACCTAACTCGTTTCAATTTTGAGACTTAAAGAGATCAAGGTGGAAAAACCATTAACGTACCCGTTAAATATCATTATGGCCGATAACAAAATCTCAACGCAACGTGTGTGGGATATGGCCTACCAGGGTGATCTGGAAGGCCTCAAATCCCTCTCCCTCACCCAGGATGACGCCGATATGGCGATTATGGGTGCGTCTTCGGCGAGTTTCGAGCTCCTCAAGGGTGCTCAGTTCCCGGAGGAGATCAAGACTATTCTGCCGACACTGGACGAAAAGACCAGAAAGCAGGCGAAGGTGCTTTCTGACATCGTCTGGTACGGTGTTAGCCAGGGTGGTTGTCTTCTCTGGTCTATTCAGCAGACAGAGGCAAAAGGAGGGGAGACTAAACAGAACTCCTTCTTCAGTAGGGTCTCCATGAGAAAGGGCCCTGGAGATATTCAGAAGGGGTCTTTTAAGGGTAAGTGATAAGTGATTTATTGAAAAAACAGTATAAACAAGGTGACGTCTAATGAAAGAGATGAAGTACGTACTCGTAACAGGAGGTGTGATCTCTGGACTGGGGAAAGGCATCACGTCAAGCTCAGTGGGCTTACTGCTAAAACAGTGTGGGTTTCGCGTGACCGCGATCAAGATTGACCCTTATCTGAACACAGATGCTGGAACGATGTCTCCTTTTGAACACGGTGAGGTTTTCGTGGTTGATGACGGAGGTGAGACAGACCTTGATCTGGGCTCGTACGAGCGCTTTCTGGATATCTCTCTGACGAGAAATCACAATATCACGACTGGGAAGATCTACTCTGAGGTGATTCGACGCGAGCGTAAGGGTGATTATCTTGGCAAGACAGTCCAAGTCGTACCTCATATCACCAACGCAATTCAGGACTGGATGACACGAACCGCTGCTATTCCTGTTGATAACTCAGGAGAACCACCGGAGGTATGTATGGTTGAGTTGGGTGGTACAGTCGGAGATATCGAGGGGATGATCTTCTTGGAGGCTATGCGTCAGTTCCGTTACAAGGTTGGTGAGAACAACTTCTGTCATCTTCATGTCTCTCTTGTGCCAAATATGACAGAGCCGAAGTCGAAACCCACACAACACGGTGTGAAAAATCTCAGGTCAGCTGGTCTACAACCTGACATGATCATGTGTAGAGCCAAGCAAGAAGTGCCTGAGTCCATTCGCCGTAAGATATCTAATTTCTGTATGGTTCCGTTAGATCAGGTGATCTCTGTACATAACGTGGCGGACACTTACGCAGTGCCTCTGTTGCTAGCCTCACAGAACGTACATGTTCACATCTCTAAGAAGCTTTCTCTTGAGGGTACCTTACGAGGAATGACTCCCTGGGAGAATCTTCTGACAGAGAAGAAGGGTGAGGTGAGAATAGCGATAGTCGGGAAGTACGTTGAGCTTCATGACGCTTACTTGTCAGTGATGAAAGCTCTGTATCACGCAGCGTACAAGTCAAAGCTACATCTGAACATTCTGTGGATAAACTCTGAGAAGATAGAGTCTATAGGAAGCTGGCAAACCCTGGAGAGAGCGGACGGTATTCTCATACCAGGTGGGTTCGGAGATAGAGGTATTCGTGGTAAGTTAGTCGCTGCGGAGTACGCCAGGACGAAGAGAGTACCTTTGTTGGGTATCTGTCTGGGGATGCAGATTATGGTGATCGAGTACGCTCGTAACGTTCTGAACTGGAGCGCGAGCTCAGAGGAGTTCGACCCGAACTCTGTTTGTAAGGTGATTATCAACATGCCCGAGATCTCATCCACACACATGGGTGGGACGATGAGATTAGGGTCAAGACTAACATCTCTGAAGATGGACTCTCTGGCTCACTCAATCTACAAGAAGCCTGAAGTGGCGGAGAGGCATCGACATAGGTACGAGGTAAACCCTGACTGTGTTCAGGATCTGGAAAAAGCTGGTCTAATTTTCTCAGGAAGAGATGATCGCAAGGAACGCATGGAGATAGTTGAACTCTCCGAAGAAACACATCCGTTCTACCTCGGAACTCAGTTCCATCCTGAGTTTAAGTCGAGGCCTCTACGTCCATCTCCTGTTTTTCACTGGTTTGTTGAGGTGTCACATCGAACTCGTCAGGTTCCAAGAACAACATCATCAACGGTCCAATGTCTATACCAAAACTTCGACTCATCTGAGACTGAAGATACTGACTAAACATAACTCTGTAGGTTCTCAGAAACAACTCGGTCTCCATAATCATAAACTCATCAACCTCTATCCTATGGCGATTAACTAACTTGGGGCAGAACTCGTCCTTCATGATTCCCCATAACATATGGGCGACTGATCGAATCTCATCGTCGGTAAGAGGGCCGTGTACGTTTGAGACAGCATGGACGCAACGTATGATCAGATTTCGTACTAACCTCTCTGTGGCGTCCTGTAAGTGAAAGGAGTTTGGGAAGAACGTGTTACGAAACTGCTTAGCTGTTATTTTAACAAGGTTTTCCAGCTCCATTTACGCTACGTGTGGCGATCTTTATGTTGATCACCAGACGTAAATAGTAAAAATCGAAACAATTATCCATAAGAGTACCTAAAAGGTAAGCAAGAGGAATCAGACAACGGACTATCACGAAACACAAACATGATGCTGTCTCGTATTGCTCTGATTTTCGCGCTTGCGTTCGCCGTTTTTGGTGTTCTGCTCACGATGTGGTGGCCCTTTGGCACCACGACTTCCGACGAGGGTGTGCCTTCAGCGACACCCAACACGCAATCGAAAACTAATCAGTGGACGTTTATGGGCATGCCAGTCTGGCTCTTCGCTCTTGGCTACGTGACGCGTATGTTCGACCCTCTCTGGGTGTTCATTCTTCCTTTTTTCAAGGTGAGAGTCTACGTAGTGGAGAACAAGACCAAGGTTACCGGAATTCTTGGTGTCATCAAACACGCCTCGAAATGGAAGGAGGACAAGCCTTCTGACTTGGTTCTCGGCAAGTGGTTTGTCGGTTATGTTCGCATTTCTGGTGGTGGCAGAGGGATGTATGAAGGTGGTAATGAGATCAAAGGTCGTATCACACTTGTATGCACAGAGAAGCAGTACAAGGAACTCATGAAGACGGCTACAGGAGACGAGCAGAAGGTTCTCGGCAGGAAACGTAAGAAGGGGAGCAACACTACTGAAGAGAGAGATATGATGGAGGAGAAGGTGTCGCAAAGCGAAAAAGAGTTCAACCTTCACTCACGCATCGAGTCGTGCCTTTGGCGCATGTGTTACGAGCCTGAGAAGGTTAAGATTCGTGCGCAGGAGTACAAGCGCCAGACGATCGTTCTGGATAAGATTCAGGAGATGTTCGAGGAACAGGGGATATGTGTAGCTTTGATCTATGGACCACCTGGTAGCGGGAAGACTCGGCTCGGACCGTATCTGGCTGCGCGACTGGGAGGAACCCTTGTGGACGAGTGGAACCCATCTCTTCCTGGAGACGGGTTTCAGGGAATGGCTATTTCTGCGAAGAGAAGCAAAAAGACCCCCCTGGTCGTTCTTCTGGACGAGGTTGACGGCATTTTGCGCACGATCATGCCACTGCCAGAAGACGCGAAAATGGAGGACAGGAAGTACCCCGAAGGTCTTCTGGCGGATATCTCATCAAGAGCAACATGGAACAAGTTCTTTGAGAGACAACATGAGTTTGGACAGAATGTCATCTTTCTGCTCACAACTAACGTGTCACCCGAGGATCTGAACGAGAGAGAGAGACGGTACATGGGTAAGAGAATCGCGTCCTGTCTGCGCCCTGGACGGGTTCACATGATGTTCGAGATGACTCATGACAATGCGAGGGTTCTACCACACGAGTTGGGAGAGACCGATCACTCTTAAGAGAAAAAAAACAAAATAAAAGGGTGATCCCCATCATAGTTTTATCGAGACGTCAAAGGATACTGATTCGAAAAATCGATTATTCAGCCAAAATATTCTGTTTTTAGTAGCAACAATCTCCAATGACGGTCGAATCTCACTACCTCATTTACGGGGTGAAACTGACACTGCTTGATATTATCAGAATATCTGTTTTTCGAGACGCTCTTTTCCCGAATGTGGAAAGGAGGATTCGTGAGGACACCCCCGAAGATGAGGAGAGATATATCCTTCAGAGTTTGGAGATGGTCTCTCAGGAGGCTGTAGAGAGAGCAGGAGAGATGTTTGGTGATTCTGTCGCCGAACTCATCGAGGAGATTGTCCTCGGAAAAAGGTTAAGCGAGGAGGAGAGCAAGGAAATTGAGGAGAACTTAGATGTAGACTGGTCATGGGGTTCATGGATCGCAGATAAGATCGCGACCAAGTACAATGTAGAGGTCAAATATATCGGTATCCCACATGATGTTCTGGAGTGGGATGAAAATCGTGGAGATAACTCCGTTGGTTTTATCGGGTGGTACCTTGAGATTGGGAATGATCTCGAAGGATCAGATGACTGTGACGATATTCCTGTCAAAATGACAAGTTTTGACTCTTACAGAATCAAACATGTGTTGAAACAACACTTTCCCAATCATGCCGTGAGGTACTACCAGGTTCATGATGACTGTAACTGCTGTAGTTAACCATTTTACATCACCATAGTATACTGGACAATTTCACACGTCGAATGCCCAGACAGATCACTATCTTCGCAGGCTCGTTCAAACCCCCTCATAAGGGACACTTCTCTTTAGTGAAGAAGATGTTAAAGTGTACCGCTAAACCTAGAAAAGGTGATAAAGGCCCTGGTTACGTATACATTTTCATCTCGAGAAAGCCGAGAGAGCCCTGTGACGGGATCAACGGTCCTGTTAGTAAACAAGTATGGCAGGCTTACGTGAACACCCTGTCAGCTAAAGACCAGAAAAGAGTTAGGTTGGTGCTCTCTGCTCTACCCTCTCCGACACAGACGGCTTACGGGTTCGCTAAACGTATATCCTCGCCAGGAGACATGTTCTTTCTGATTAAGTCGGCTAAGAACGCGACGAACACGAGATACGCCTCCTTTAAGAGCCTCAAGAACAAGGCTCAGTACAAGACTTTGATATTACCAGGGTTCGAGTCCATGCACTCCACGGATATGCGTAAGGCTATCAAGGCGGGAAAGCGTGCGGAGTTCTACAAGTTTCTACCCAGTGAGATGAAGAAGGCTGAACGTGAGAAATTATGGAAAAAGTTGAAGCCTTTGTGTAAGAAATCAAGGTCAAAGTAAAGATTATGAAGTGTGATCCGTAGATCACAAAAAGTCCCACTCAATCGTCATAAGATCATTACATGATGGTGTTCGAGGGAGATTCTCATGCATTACTGCTAGTAAGCCGTCTCCCACGAAATCTTCCATACAGTGATGATGTACGTAGACAGCCTCACAGGCACCGTTCCAGGTGACAGCCATTGTTTTTGAGTCACCATAATTACCACAGTGCTCACAGCAGAGTGTGTTCCCGTACGGGCTTAGCGGATCTCCTAAGAGAACATCTAGATAAGGGTTTGGGTTCAACAGGAAGAACTCCGGTGCGTAATCCGCGAAACACGGTGTGATCCCACCAGAGTAACTTGGTGGTTCTACACTAATAATCTCTGGTGTCTTCGACTTCACCTCCCCTGGTGGGATGGGTGACGGAGACGGACTGTTACATCGCAGGTCTGGTGACGGGGATCTTGAACGAGAGCTCGCGCTGTTACTGGAACGAGACCTTGAACTTCGGGATGGGGGTGAAAGAGATCTTTCTTTCTGGGGTGAAAGCGAACGCTTTCGTGGTGGTGTAGGTGATCGACGCCGTCTTGATCGGCTCCTGCCGACACGCTTGCGTCGTTTCTCCACAACAGAACTCCAGTACTTCCCCCAGTAATCAAGGTTTCGTCCTGTGTCTTTCTTCGTCTCCTTCAGACATTTCCTACAGAATGTCTGTGTTTTCAGGTTGATTGTGTCGAAGTACTCGTATTCCCTCACATTCTTGAGAACCTTGCTCTCCTGGCAGATGGCTCGCGAGAAGTTCTCTCCGATCCAGGTGTCCTGACAGATATGCCAAGTTCTGGAGGAACCCTTCCATACATGCTCGGTGTTACCCAGAACATGAGAGGTCCAGCCTAACCAGAGCCCCTCGAAATCCTCCTGAAACTTTCTTTCTGGATCCATCGGAACTGAGTCTGAGAAAACAGAGAACGTCTAGGGATCTCAAAACGTTTGTTGTACGGATAAGATAAAAATCAAGGAAAACTAGATCTATTTTTTCCTTGATTTCTTACAAGAGCGCTAGGCGATGTGGTACTTTCTAATTCTTCTGTTTCTAGGGCTCACTTTGTTCGTATGGTCTAGACGTCTGTTGAACTATCAGAAAGAGATCTTCCGTTGGCACTGTGAGAAAGTCTACCCATTTGACAAGAAAATGAGCAAGAAGGAGCTGAAATACGTTCAGGACTGTATCGAGATCTCCTGGTGGGAGTGCCTGCGCCCACTCTTCCTTTTCTGGGACGAGATGTTGCCTAGACTCTCCTTCTTCTGCTACTCTCAAAGGGTTGATGGTGACAAAATGAATAAAAGTAGGATGGCTTACGGCTCACTGATGAGACCTGGGGCTACTTATGAGTTCGCCAAGCCTGTTTTGGAAGAGAGAAAGATCCAACTGCCGTTACAACCAGGGGGTAACCTCGCTTTCGGAGGTCTTGGCTGGGATATCGAGGAGGGTCACCTCAAGGTTTACTATCGATTCCACGACTTTCAGAAGCTTCCGGAGGTTTACAAGAAGTTAATGACTGACGGAGGCACGGACACTTGTGCTCCCCAGGGTATCCTATCGTGGACTTTTCAAGGGTCCGCCCTTATAGAGACAAAAGTGTACCGATACCCCTCCTCGGAGAAAGAGGCTCATCTTTACTCTGCCACCAGAAAAGACGTACAGACAGACTGTAGTATGGACGACACTTGGCAAGACAAGGTGAATGAGAAAGGACAGGAGATCATAGCTTTATACGGGGAGAAGAAGCTGTATCTTGACACCATCACTGTGAAGGACAAAGATCATTTCACTCTGTACTTTCCTCAGGCTATGTGAGTATTGTGAGTATTGTGATCATTTAGTCGATGAAATGAACTGTCACCTTCTTCTTTCTTGCTTTCGCTTTCTTGATAGTATCCTGAGTTCCTTTTCCGGTCTGGCTAGGGAACGCCAGGATGTGAGTACACAGAGTCGCGATATGAGTGTTACGCACAGGACCTGCCTGCTTCCCGTACGTGTTCCAGTCAGCATGAATCTCCTCCAGAGGAAGATTCCTCTCATTAGCGTACTCTCTGGCCAGAGAGTCCGCCCCTTTAGCGCCACCAGAGACGATAATAGCAGGTTGTCCGTTAGATTCTATCCACTCACTCACAACTCTCTCGAACTTGTTCTTATCTTTGAAATTGCGGGATCCTACAATTCCAAGGCAGATTCCTTTTTTCTGAGAGTTGTCAAGTGACATATCGGATGTTTTCTTTGTGAGATCTGTTTCGCTCATCTTGATGTTACTAGATACGCAGAGTAGTTTATGTCATCTAAAACAGAAAAATAAGAGTGTTTCTGTCGCGCATTCTTCGCACATATTCCTTCGTTTTTCTCACATAAAGAGTTTGCCCATCAAGATCAAAGTAACAATGACAGAGAAAACACTATGTTTGGTTATGATCGTTAAGAACGAGTCAAAGGTTATCCACCGATGTCTTGACTCTGTCTCCAAATACCTTGATTACTGGGTGATTTGTGACACAGGATCAACAGATAACACGAAAAACATCATTAAGTCTTACTTTGAAGAGAGAAAGATTCCTGGTGAGCTCCTTGAACATGAGTGGAAGAACTTCGGACATAATAGGTCACTTGCGGTACAATCCGCTCAGAACAAGGCTGATTATCTTCTTCTCATGGACGCTGATTTCGTCTTCAAGGTGAAGGATACTGATTTCAAGAAAAAAATGACGGGGAACGGGTACCTTATCAAGTATGAAGGTAACCTTGATTACCGTCAGCTACTTTTAGTTAGTGGTAAGCACAAATGGGTCTACGTCGGTGTAACACATGAGTACATTCACTGTCCTGATATCCCATCTGGTTCAACGAACGCCAAGTTTGACGGGTTCACTTTTCATCATCTTGCTGACGGAGGTGAGAGATCAAACAAGTTTACAAGAGACATTGAGCTTCTTGAACAAGGACTGAAAGACGAGCCTAATAACTCTCGTTACATGTTCTATCTTGCGCAGTCTTACAAAGACTCTGGTAAGTATGATCAGGCTATCAAGTGGTATAGTACCAGGATAGAGAAAGGGGGATGGAACCAAGAGAATTACTACTCAAGATATCAAAAAGCTATCTGTCTGTACAGAAAAGAGAAGGAATTAAATAAGAATGTGATTGAAGCTTATTTGGACGCCTATAATTACAGACCTTCCAGACTTGAGGCTCTCCATGATCTCATTCGTGAACTAAGATTAAAAAAGAGATATACTGAGGGGTTTCGTTATGGTATTCAAGCTTACGGAACACCATACCCAGGAGATGTTCTGTTTATTGACAAGGCGATTCATGATTGGAAGTTTAATGATGAGCTTTCACTTGTTGCCTACTACTGTGGGCACTCTGATCTTGCGAAGGTGATTTACGACAGGATGTTTGCTCAAGAGAAGTTCCCTCAGAGTAACATGAAAAGAGCTCTTCAGAACTACAAGTTCTACACAAAAGCTGTTGGTAAGATGGATACATCAAAGATTCCAACCGATGAGAAACCTGAGCAGAAGGTAAATCAGACCACACCTGTAAACCCTCCTGCTAAAAAAAAAGAACAAAAAGAGGGAAAAGAGGGAAAAGAGGGAAAAAATGAAGAAAACGTAAGTAACTCAAAGGCTGTTACCACAGATGGCATAGAGAGGAAAGTAGCTATTGTGATTGTGAACGAGAATCAGAAGAAAGAGACAGAGGAACTTCTGGAGAGAGTGAGTCAGATCTGTAAGTATCCTCATCGTGTAATCCTTGTCGATAACTGCTCAAGAAAAGAGGAACAGTCAGAGCACACAGAGATTTATCTACGAAAACAAAGAGTGGGACTGTGTAATGCTTGGAGAGTTGCGATGGACTACACGGTATCTCTGGAGGAGAAGGACAAAAAAAGATTTTACGCTTACTTTTTCCTCTCTCCGACAGTGAAGATTCTCTCAGACATTGACTTTGTAAGATCAACAGTTACTCATTTTACAGAGAGAGAGGACGTTGTGGGTGTTCATCCTGCTTTACAAGACACAGTGACTGATATCTGCCATCTTGTTCACGAGAACACATGTAGAGTACGAGAGGTTCAGTCGTTGGGACTAAACGCTTGTTACAGAGCAAGTTGGCTCACAAGCATCGGAGGATTTGAACAGAGATTCGTGGAAGGAGATGGAACGAATCTTGAGTTCTCATGTTTGGCCAAGGTGATGAACTACAAACTACTTGTCGATGGAAGATGGGTGATCCAGGACGTTCCGGATATCAAGGAAATCTCACAGAGATCTTTGGAGGTCGCGAACAAAAAGTACAACTGTAAGAACTTTGTTGAGTTCGCCTATAACCCACCGGACGAGATAACGATATGTAAAGATACAGATGATCTTGATCCTTTGCGAGAACCCCCGAACTTTAACAGAGATTTTGAGAACCCAAACCAGTATCTTAGTCAGAAACGAGAGAGGTCTGATAAGGTCGCGATAATCATAACGAACTACAACATGATCGAGAGAGCGAACAATCTTGTGAAAAGGATTGGTGAGGTGGTGAAACATCCTCATGAGGTGATTCTTGTGGATAACGGATCGGATAAGGTCTCGGAGTCCGAGAGTACGCATATAGCTCTGCGTGAGAACGTTCAGGCGTGTAACGGATGGTTAACAGGTCTTAGTTACGCGGACGCTATGGAAAGACTTACTGGTAAGACAGATGATCTCTTCTTCGCTTACTGTTTCGTCATCACCTCTTCTGCTGTAAAAACAGATGATGATTTTATTGAGAGAATAGTCAGATTGATGAAGGAGGATCCTGATGTTGTCGGAGTACATCCATCTCTTACAGATGAGTCCACAACGTCATGGACTCAACATATCAAACGAGGAGGAGAGGGAGTTTACGAGATGAACATGATGGATAACATATTCTCATGTTATCGTGCCTCGTGGTTTAATCAGATCGGAAGATTTGACAGAAGATTTACTTACGGATGGGGTATTGATATCGAGACATCTACTATTGCTCGTCGTCAGAAGAAGAAGTTACTTCTGGACTGTAGATCAACTGTGGAGAAAATCACGAATATAGGGTACACAATGAACCGTATGAGTGAGAACGCTCGTTCTCGACATAATAACGCTAATGACGAGATGAATGATGTCACACGGCTAAAGTACAACGAGCATACAAACTCCGCGTACATTAAGTTCCTCTCTTTCGGAGAACATCTTCGTCAAAGAAGACCGTACACCAACGAGTCTAAGATAAGAAATCAGCAATCAACTGAATAGCTTTCTTATTCGTTCTCTCTACACCCTCCTTCGTGTTCGAGCTGTTATGAGAGCCGAACATAGTATTATTGAATCCTCGAAGATCGGAGTTTATAGGCAAAGGCTCTGTCTCGAAAACGTCCGTGGCGTAACCCGCGATCTCTTTTCTCTCTAATGCTCTAACTATAGCACTTGTGTCCACGACAGGGCCTCGTGCTACGTTCACGAGAATTGCTGTGTTTTTCATCGCCTTTAAAAACATGTCATTTACCATATGATGTGTTTCTGGAATAAGTGGACATGAGAGTATGACGAAGTCGTACTCAGGTAGTCCTGTAAGATTTTGAACATTTATAGGAGTTCGTCCACGCCATTGATCTATCCAATCTTTTGAGGCACCATAATGTATTGGTTCCTGACGGTACATCGGATCTTTCACGTAACAGATAACACCGAAAGCCTTTAGTCTTCTCACGATAGCTTTCCCGATGTTCCCGTACCCGATCACCAGAGCTTTCTTGCCGTTCAGGGTTATACCTAACGGCTTGTACCATTTACCTGATCTAACTTGACGATCTATCTCGTGTGTCTGTCTACACATACACAGAAGATAGCTCAATGCGGAGTCCGCCACCTCCTCTCCGAACATTCCTGGTGTGTTAGAGAACTTGATACCCAGGTCTTTACAAGCTTGTTGATCAATAGAGTCTACACCGATACCCCATTTTACAAGAGCACGCAACTTACCTGACTTTCCTTTCTCAAGAACAGCACGTGTCGCAGGATCATCTCCTGCGATCCATCCGTCATAATTCGCGATGATATCAAGAAGTTGTTCTTCTGACAAATGTTGCTTCACCTCTGGTATATCAAACTCGATTTGGTGAGCAGCTAATAACTGCTCGAAATCATCAATTGTTGCGATAAGATTGGTACATGTGATAAGTATCTTTTTTTGGTTGCTCATGGCTGATATAAAAGGACATTAAGGATCCCCTTATATCAGAATGGCTGAGTGGGAGAAGATACCTTACGGTTGGGAAGAGACTCATGGAAAGTACAGATTCATCTCTGAGCGTCAAGAGATCAAGAATCTACCTGACAGAGAGTTTGACGTGATTGTTGTGATGGCAGGTGGACTTGACGATAACGGATGGATTCACCCATGGGTTAGAAATCGCTTGGATGTTGCTATTGAGTTGTACAAGAAGAAAGAGACACCTATCATATGTACAGGTGGTGGTACGTATCACAAACCACCGGCTCTTAATCAAGAGAGATTCGTTATTCACGAGGCGACTGCCTGTGCGGAATACCTCATAAACAACGGTGTGAAACCAGAGAGTATTATTAAGGAGTGGGGGTCTTATGACACGATCGCCTCAGTGTATTTCACACTTCTGCTTTGTATATCTCCGAGAAATTGGAGAAGGATCTGCGTGATCACGTCAACATTTCATATGCCACGTGTAGAGCTTCTTTTTAACTGGATATGTGGTCTTCATCATCACTACCACTGTACATTTGTTGAGGCGAAAGACGATAATCTTGATCAGAAAGTTGTCGCGCAAAGAACTCTACGTGAGCAGAAGAGTGTTGAGAACGTTGCTAATTTACGAAAGAGTATATCTACCAAGGAGGAGTTTCACAGATGGTTATTCACGCAACACAAAGCTTATTCATGTAACTTCTCGAAACAAGAACGTGAAAGGATTCCTGACTCTCAGAAGCTCTCTTACTGAGTTAAAGGGTTAGTGTGTTATACACCATACGTAAAAATGACAGAAAAAGTTGTTTTAGTCACAGGATGTGCTCGTGGAATTGGTGAGGATATATGTAAGTTTTTCAAGATAAACGGATGGAGAGTTTTTGGTGTTGATATTACGGAGGCTAAACATGATCATTGTGATACATCATACGTTCTTGACGTTTCTGCTCCTGTAACAGGAGATATGTTGCTTTGCGATATAGATAGATTGGACTGTCTTGTCAATAACGCCGCGAAACAGGTGTGCCTCCCTGTGGAGAAGACGTTAATATCAGATTGGAAGTCTGTTTTAGATGTGAACTTAATAGGACCTGCTTTACTCAGTAAAGCTCTTCTACCACTTCTGAAACAGACAAAAGGCTCAATAGTGAACATATCATCTATTCATTCTTTGGTAACATCAAAAGATATAGCCTCTTACAGTGTTAGCAAGGCTGGATTGGCAGGTCTGACAAGAGTTTCCGCGATTGATTTCGCGAAACACGGAGTGAGAGTGAACGCTGTCTCACCTGGAGCTATAGACACACCGATGTTAAGAGCACACCTGAGCACTGAGGAGGTTGAGAGAATGGGTGAACGTCATCTTGTGGGTAGGATCGGAAAACCGGAAGAGGTTGCACAGTTGGTGATGTTCTTAGCAGACAATGAAAAATCGGGGTTTATCACTGGTCAAAACATAGTAATGGACGGAGGCGCGTCTATTCGCCTCAGTACTGAAGTATAAAAAGAGTATAGAGAAAGCAGATAAGTGAAAAATGAAGTTCATAGGACTAATTCCTGCGCGCTACGCCTCAACTAGGCTCCCCGGAAAACCTCTCTGTGATATTGGTGGCAAACCGATGATCGAGCATGTTTACAACTCCGCCGCGAAATGGGAAAAGTGGACAGGGTTGTATGTGGCTACAGATGATGAGAAAATACGTTCCTGTTGCGAGGAGAGGAAGATCCCTGTTATCATGACACGTTCTGACCACACAGACTGTCTTGACAGATGCTCTGAGGCAGCTGATAAGCTCCTTGATCAAGGGATCTCTGCTGATCGTTACATTATTATTCAGGGCGATGAACCTTTGTTTAACGTTGAGACGTTGAACACCGACTACAGACACGAGAACATTAATTTCTACACAACGATCAATGAGGTGGATGATGTTCCTGACCCGAACGTACCGAAAGTGGTGGTCTCTAAGACAGGTAGAGCTTTGTACTTCTCGCGATTCGGTGTTCCTTACGCGAACCCGAAGACTTGTCGAACAAACGGAAGACCTGTTTACTACAAGCAGATCGGTGTTTACGCTATGTCTTTAGAACAACTACGACTATACGTATCACTATCATCCACTAGTCTTGAAAACTTTGAGGGGATCGGTCTGAACAGACTGTTGGAGAATGACTATGAGATTCATATGGCTTTTACAGAACATGACTCACTTTCTGTTGATACAGAGGAGGACAGACAGAGAGTCGAACGAGTCTACCTCGAGGGACATAAAGGCTGAGCCTCCCAGATGAGTATATCCTACAATGAACAAGTTCTTCACACAGAACCGAAGCAAAGAAACAGCTCTGAGCATTTACAGACAAAGGATCGAGGATGCTAAGATTATTTACGACAAGTTTGCGGACTCATTCATTCCTAGACCATGTCCTTACTGTGACTCCACAGAGTACACAGAGGAGGAGAAGTTTATTGGTCTGTACGAGGTAGCAAGATGTTCAAGTTGTTCCTTCACTTATATCAGACTCGTGCCTAACAACGAGGCACTTTCATATTATTATAATGAGTGTAAGTGTAACTTAATGTTAGACGATCTGTTTCGTAAGAGAGCGACAAAAGGTAAGAAAAACGTTGTCAACAGGGGAAAGCTTAATGAGGTCATGGCGATTATTGACAAGGTGGAGCTCAAGGACGAGACACCTCTTCGTGTTCTTGAGATAGGATGTGGATCTGGTTCTTTTCTCAATCTTCTTCAAGAGTCTTTGGATGAGAGAAAGATTAATTACGAGTTGTACGGTGTTGATCTGGATAAGAACGCAATTGCGAAGAACGCTAACTCAAAAGTACGGATGAGTTTCGGAGGCGCAGAGACATTTATTCATGATCAACGTTTCGATCTTATTATACACTTTGAGTTGATTGAGCATATTATTAACCCTAGTAGGATGATGGGTAATATCTTTCTTCACCTGAAGCCGAACGGTTACTGCTTCTTCTCGACTCCTAATTCATTAGGACTCGAGATTAAGGCTATTGATTACAATAAGACAAGATTCTTAGCTCATAGCATCTTTCCACCGATGCATATCAACGGGTTTAACCCGCAGAACATCACTCATTTTATCCTCCGAAACAGTTTCAAAGTGAGGGAGATTAAGACTCCTGGTATCTTTGACGTCTCAATTCTTCTGAGCACGGCTGAGTTGGAGGAGTTGGATGATTGGGTTGATGAGATGAAAAATCTTGACGACGCAACTCTCGGAACTATTCAGAAGATCGTGAGTTATCTTTACGGAAGTTCACACATGACCTGTCTGATTCAAAAATAAGATGATATGAGGATCATGATCGGAAGTACACATCTCTTAACTCGTTCATCCTCTTATCATTCACGTGTTTCTTCTTGAAAGTTCTCACTCCACGATCTTCCAAGTTGGAGATAATGAAGTACATACCGAAGACACCACACTCAGAGCTTCCGTACTGGAATCTAGTCTTGTTAACAAGAATATCTACTTTCTTCTTCTGCTCAAACTCTGTGAGATGGTACCTCTCGATACCTTCCTTCAGTTTCTCCAAGAAACGTCGGATAGGTTTAGGAGGAGCTATTCCGACGGAGTCAAAGTAGTAGATATCACCTTTCAGAAAGTCGGAGTACACTGCGACCCAATGTGACCCTGGTTTGTTATGGGGATCTAGGTTGAAGATGACTCCGAGTTTCGTCTTACCAAGTCTGTTAACAAGAATATTTACGTCTAGTCCTGAGAGTGCGCAGGTGATACCGGTCGGGCAGTCAACAGGGACAGGTCCTATAAAGAGAAAGCTGGGATACTTCTTCTCGTACTGTTTCATCACCTTACGAATGTCAACGGTGGTTAACCACTCAAAAGGATTTTGGTTCCACTCTTTCGGTTTCTCGGGTCGAAAGGTCTCGTTCAACATCTTACGGGCGTAAGGGGCTGGTACGAAGTCTTGTTCCAACCAGCACCACTCAGTGTTACACTCGTTACTCAGACGTTTCTGTAAAGACATCCAGAGATCTTTCTTGGAGAGATGAAGAGGAATATGTTTAGAGTTTGGTCTCTTTCTGTTGTAAGCCTCTGCCAAGAACAGAAGATCCTCACGGCTGTAACATGTTAGGCCGTCACCTTCTCTGTCTGGCGCGCAGAATAACTCTTTTTTACCTTTTCGGGGTTTGCTAGTTTTTGGGGAACGTGAACGAGATACTCTTTTAGTTTTAGGCTTAGACCTAGCTTTTGACTTACGTCTCACTTTCTTAACAGGCTTTTTCCTTTGTTTCCTGCGTTTTTTCACTGCTTTAGGAGGCATGTTTATCCCCTGTCTTATTACTTAGAGAGATTTTCATTTTTGCGGTGAAATATCCCCGTCTTTTCCTTCTGTTATCCTAAGAGATGTACGCGCCTTTTGATCCATCGCCTACAACGAAGACCGTGTTTGACGGTCGTCCACAGATGTCATCGCCGTTAACAAGGCAGATTAGACGTTCATCTGCGAATGACGACTATGTCGGACATATTTACAGTTTCGCGTGTACAATTCCGAGAGATTATCTTTACTGGTTCGCTCCATGTCCAAGGAAGACTTTGACAGTGACAGGAGAGTCTAAAACACAAATTTTACAAAGATTCCGATCTGCTATTCTGAGCTCGAACGTCGGAGTCGCCGCGCAGTTAGCGGTGGAGTTACACTGTTCTGGGTACTTCCCACAAGCTTTCTCTATTATTATTGAGATCATCGGATCTCATGTACATATTCACAATCCGAATATCGCTTCTCATATTGTGGAGAGGTACAAGAAGTTCCGACGTCAGTTAGGTATTCCTTCTAAATGCGGTACGACACACTTTCCTGATAAGAAAGAAGGAGAGGGAGAGGGAGAGGGAGAGGATGAGTTCTTTAATCGTGTCGAGGTACAGTCATACCGATCCACTATTAACTGTCAGACAGTTCGTAACTTCGTTATGGAGATGATCTCTCTGGTCTGTCTTTCACATCAGAAGGAGATGGCGTTACCAAGAATCACCCCTTCTGATATCACAGATGATCGTCTTATTAAGGCTGCTAAAAGTGTTAAAGTCGGTGGGAGGAAACCAGAGAGATTACTGAAGAAGAACGAGTTAGGACTTATTCTGAAAGTAATTGAGAAGTACTTACTATTTAAGGTTCCCAAGGTGGAAGAAGCTATTTACTGGATTCTTTGGCTTATTAAGTTCGAGGGAAGATGTAAACGCAAAGGTGAGAAACTTCCTTGTAAAGCGATGAAGGTACAGAACGTACCGCGGTCAGAGACGAATCATTGGGTCTGGTATGTCTGGAAGTCTCTGTTCTCTCGTGTGAACTTCTGTCCTCTGTTTAAGAAGATCCAGATCGCTAATATTTATTACTTGTTCCGTGTTGACTTCAAGAAGAATCTGGCAATATGTCGTCTACCTTTACTTTTCTTCGGGATGAGACTACTTAAGTACGATATGGGGAACAGTTTCCCATCCGTGATTAACCAGTTACATCTTTACGTACAAGCCTGCTCGAACGTGAACGCTCTTTACAGAAACCTTCAGATCCGCCTCGCGAGAAAGTCATGGGTAGATGTACTTGGTGGAGATATGTCTTCACACGATACAGAAGAAGGTGAGCCACGTCCAAAAGTAAAGCCAACACGCAGAAGGCGCGCTCCAGCAAAACCCAAAAAACTGACAAAACAACAAGTAAAGGAGCGTCAGGAGTTCCAGCTAAAAAGTAAGACAGCTTACTTAGATATTCTCCCTAGGTCACACACATTAGTTGACTAAAGGGGTCAAGCTTAAAGAAACTTAAATGATATTCTTAAGAAGTCCTCTTAAAAACTTTAGGTTTTTAAGGGATATCAATCCGGCCTTTCATGACTGACAGAAAGAAGCCAGGAAAAAATCGTTCTGATCACTATAGAGGAGTTGAAGATGAAGTTAACAAGAACGGGAGTCACACAGCTAGCCCTCTTCGCGATTATCTCGATGATCCTCTTAGCCTTTCTTCGTCCGACGACAATGGGGACGGGCTATCGTGTTCTAGGTGTGGGCAGTCTACCCACACCGTTACGCAGAGTACTCACTCCACCAGATCCAAAGATGGCAGGGATTTACGTACCACCAGCTCAGTTCTCTCACCCCAAGTGTTGCGCAGAAGCAGGTCGTCTAGGAGTTCCGAACACGTGGAGAAATCTAGCACCGGACAACAACATACCAGGACTCCTGCCTGGTCCCCGAGTTGGGGAAACCTTAGGATTGGAGAACCAACCCGAATTGAGCTTGGAGTCGCCCATCCGGGCACCTCTGGTGGACAACCCATCCTCATTCTCGCAGACCCAACAATGTTCAGACTCACATCCAGCCAGTCCGGCTGTTCTGGACTGTCTGAACAAAGCGATCAACAACTCGCAAACACCGACCCTCAATTCGGAGGGTTACTTCCGCCGGCGCTTCGAACAGTGCAATCCGTATGGGGGCAGTTACTGCCAGTGCACGAACAACTACATACCGTTACCAACCGTGGGATACTGTCAACCTTACAACAGGGGAATGGAAGTGTGTCCGTACCCGTACAAGGTAGCTCCAGCGGATGTTTACATGAAGACGATGAAGTGTCTGGCGGAGAAAGCCAAGAAATAGAGAAACCCCGTGTTCGTCTGCGCGTTACAAGAGAAAGAAAGCAGAGATTACGTCTATCGCGTTCCGATGTTGTGGAGAGATTATCGGATCGAAAAATCGAGATAACAGTGGGAAATCTTGTCGGAGATAAGAAGAAGATTACCGGAACTGTGAACACTCTGATCACGGATCTGTTCCAAGTCGTTAAAATATCATCACCTTTCCCACAATCACGAAAAGAACCTTTCAAAAACATGGTTGCTATTCATGAGGGAAAGCGTTACGGCCCTGATGGAAAGTGGGGAGATATGAAGGTCAGGAACGGGTCTATAGTTCACGTGATGAGAGAGTTAACAGACGAGGAAAGAAATTATCTTTACAAGGAGGACAAGCAAAAGCGAAAGGAGACGTTCGAGGCTAGGTGTAAGTCAACACAAACTGATAGCACAGAGCTTGTCTTGATGAACAACGTGAGTAATAACTCTGTTATTGATCCTAGAGTTGAGATAGCTATCAGAGAGTTCTCCTCTATGCGTGCGGAGGTGAAAGCTCTTTGTTGTATCTTTGCTGTTTACTTTCTCTCTCAATGTTTCAAGTTATTGCCCTTCTGATTTTTCTACGTACAGGTATACTGACGTATCTCACGATGTCGCAACAAATGCCTTCTAATCCTATGCGTTTTTACTCAAGATTCTCTCTACAGAAGTCTCAGCCCTACATGTTAACACCTGAGTTTGACAAAGGAGCTTTCAGTGCGATCCCTGGTACACAGTGGGTTCCCGACTTCTCGATGTGGCAGGTGAACAATCCTGACTTCCCATCTGGTCCCGAGAGACAGCCTGTCACGAACGGTCCACCATGGTGTTCGACATGTAAGAGATTTGTCGGATCAAATGGATTTGTCTTCTGGAAAACAAGGGAGTTTTACGGAGATAGAAACTAACTCGGTTTTTTACCAAATCTAAAAAATATGGAGATGGTATTAGGATGAGGATTTACTCCGAAAAGCAGACACGTGTTCTGTCCGTGAGGGATCTTTACACGGTCACAACCTTACAAGATAAAGGCGATCCCTCTATTTTCGCGTTATTGAACGCGAAAAATGGAGAGAATTACTACTTGGTTATTCATCTGACAAGAGGTAACATCTCTGGTGATTTAGTTCTTAAGATACAAGAAGACAATTTTGAAAAGACTGTACTTCAGAAAGAGAGAAAGATAGACATACCGAATGATATTAATACACCTTTCGTTCTTCCTTATCGTCACACCGGTAAAACAGGCGAGATTAAAGTATTTATAACTTTCTCGAACTGTAGTAAAAACGATTTCTTTAATCTGAAAGCAATCGGCCTCCTTCCTATAAAACCAAGAGAGTTGAAGATAGACGGTGTGGAGACATCAATATCAACACCAACACCAACTCCTATTGTACATGAAAAGTCTGAAGAGAAGGTAGATGTACCAGTGGCTCCAGTAATCCCCGAAGGACCAACAGGGTCTACCGATACTACAAGCACTACGGGAACTACTGGTGCTACTAGCGCTACTGGTGTTACTGGTACTACGGGAACTACTGGTGCTACTAGCGCTACTGGTGTTACTGGTACTACGGGAACTACTGGTGTTACTGGTACTACGGGAACTACTGGTGTTACTGGTACTACGGGAACTACTGGTGCTACTAGCGCTACTGGTGTTACTGGTACTACGGGAACTACTGGTGCTACTAGCGCTACTAGTGTTACTGGTACTACGGGTGCTACGAGTGTTACTGGCACTACGGGAACTACTGGTGTATCAGATAGTGCTAATACGCAAGAGCCTGTACAAAACTCGACTGGTCTGCTAAAGCCTGTTGAGAAAGTAAAGGAGGTGGAGGTAAAAGAAGTGAAGGAAGTGAAGGAAGTGAAGGGAGATCTAAAAGTATTAATTGGTTATACAGGAAGGCCAGAGATTATCGCTGAGCCGTCGGAGCAATCAAAAGCAAGCACTATCTCTGATATCGGAAAGAGTCGTGATATACTACTCATACCGGAGATGAAAGAGGAGTTATCTGATGAGAAAAATGTTGAACTCACAGAGGATATTGTAGGATTTCGTATGGGTAGTGTCACCTTTCATCATGCCATAAAGGATAATAACGAAGATGTTGTGAAGAAGGAGCCGGTTGTTAAGAACTTTCCACCGGTAATGTCTATCGCTACTGCGAGAACTCCGAAGAAGGAGAAGGTTGTATCTAAACCGAAGAAACCTCTCCGAAAGCTAATAAGAACGCAATCTAATTGTGCTAACAGAGTTCTTTCGCAGAAGATGAACTTGTACTGGGAGGAGACGAGTACTGACAAGAAGAAGGAGATTGTAATGACAGTCGGTCTTCCGGCGATTCGTGCCTCAAGAATTATATGGCTCGCGTTACGATCTCTTACAGAACAGATAAATATTACTTTCGGATGGGAGTTAATTATATGGGAGGATCACTCTAATTCAGTAGCAGTACTCAAACATTTTCTAGGTAATCTTCCAGGATGTCAGAGAGTTATCCATCGTAGAATCAATCCTACGATCCATGGTCAACGCTCGGGTCCTTTGAAAGGGACATTTCCTCTTATTGACAAGTGGATAGGAATGGCTCATGACTCTTCATTAACATCTAGAATCTTTGTTCTACACGCATGTGATTGCTACTCTCCACCTAAAAGATTATTTATTCATTATATTCATTTTCAGAACTCAAAATGTCTTTTCTCGACACAACCAAGAGGTCTTTTCTACAACTTACACAATGGTAAGAAGATGTTTTACTCTCCTTTAGACTTCTCTAGCTCTTCAAGAAATGCTATGTTAGAGTCAACCCACCTGAACATGGCTTTACTAACGGTTGATCTAAAGAGGCTTGCCACACGCCAGATTAATAAAGGTATTGATAGTCATATTCTTCGAAATATCAAAAGAATAAGAAGAATCTCGTCAATACGTAAACACATCTTCTACGATATCACCGTTGACAAGAACAATTGGAAGTATGGGTTTGACACAGATGGTGCTAATAATATCTCTCACAACCGAAAGAAATTTTACAATAATCCTCTCTTAAACTCAAGAAGTATTTTCACACCTTTTAACTCTAAGTATCAGAAGTACTTTACTTATACTAAGATTGAGGACTACGTACCAAAGGATGTTATCAGCTTCATTCTGTTATTTCGGCAAAAGAGATAATTCGATCAACAATCTCCTCACTTGCTTTTAACGGGTACAGATCAACTCGTCTCTTCTTTTTCATAATCTCAATCTCCTGAGTAATATCCTGAGGAAATTGAGATGGTATCAACTTATTCCATCCAATATCAACAAGCTCTGTCCACTCTGTTGTCTCTCTCAAAGTGAAACAAGGAACGCCAAGATCGTAAGCTTCTTTTTGTAAACCACCTGAGTCAGTCAGAACAGCCTTTGACGTGAGAACAAGTGAGAGGAGATTCACGTAACCCTGAGGAGGAACAAGTAGTACGTTCTCAGGAACTTGAATTCTCTCTGTTGTGACAACCTTCTTTGTTCTAGGGTGTATCGCCAGAACGACAGGATGAGGTAAAGTTGAAAACCAGTTAAAAATATCACTTAATCTCTTCTTTGTTGTGTTCTCCTGTCTATGAATAGTGGACAAGTAGTACTCTCTAGGAACACCTAACTCATTACGAACACTGGACTCCTGAATACGATCATGTAAGAATCTAAGTAACTGAATCATAAGATCACCCACAACGTAGACATTATTAGTGATACTCTCATTCTTCAAATTCTCCACAGATCTTTCGTTAGGACACAATAGCAGTGAGGAGACATTGTCTGTAAGTACACGATTTACCTCCTCTGGCATCCTCTTGTCAAAGGATCTCAGACCAGACTCAACATGAACCAGCGGGATGAGAAGCTTAGACGCGACAAGCGCGCCAGCAAGAGTTGTGTTACAATCACCGTAAACCATAATCATATCAGGGATCACCTCCTTAACAATCCTTTCTATATCAATCATCATCTTTCCTGTCATCGTGGCGTGAGTGTTTCCTCCATGTGAGAGAAGATAGTCAGGTTTGGGAAGCTTGAGTTCGTCAAAGAAGATTCCTGACATACTCTCGTCGTAATGCTGTCCCGTGTGAACACAGATCTCTGTAAAACCTCTTTTTCTTAACTCCGCGGACAAGAGAGCGGACTTGATAAATTGAGGGCGAGTGCCGAGAATACTAAGAATAATCTTCTTGTTATTATTTTCGGTAGTACTCATTGTCTTCGTGACTTTATTACTCTTTACAGATTAATTAGGTCTGATATACGCTAAGATTTTTCTTGGGAGAGTATAAGCAAGTGCTAAAAGAAGTATCGACAATGGCGACTATAAAAAGTACGAAACTTCTAAGTAGAGGCAAAGTTAGTATGAAGCGTACGCCTCAAGGTTTGGTAGTAACATCAACCGGGTCTGGTAAGAACTTTGGTATATACTACGTGTTTAACGTTAAAGAGAACACGAGTTATGTGGCTACTCTTACGGGTAAGAAACTCACGAATAACGCGAATACAATTCTGGCCATTTGGACTAATTCATCCTCGTTGTTCTCATGTAAACGTGTTTTTACAACTACCTCGAACACATTCGGACATATGATTCCTCACCGAGCAGGGAAGCAGATGTGTATCGGCGTTCTTTTCCAGAAGGCTGTTCCTGGTGCTAGTTTTCTTCTGTCTAACCTGTCACTGATGTCCAGAGACAGGCGAAAGACCGTTAAGTTCAATACTTTGAAAGCAAAGAAGAAATCAAAACCAGCACCAGCTCCTAAACCAGCTCCTAAACCGGCACCGACACCTGTAAGAAGACAGACCGTCCCTGACATTAAGAACCCTCCGAAGAAACCGAAAAGTTCCACTTTAAAAGCTCCTATTGATCTTGAGAAGATTAGGCAGATAGCCTCACAAAAAAGATCTCCATCAATATCTTCAGAAAGTCCGTTACAAGGTGAGGAATCTAGTGCGATAACGAACCTGACTGAGCAGATGGAGAAACTGAGTAAGCTCAAGACAGACATGGAGCAGAACTTCTCGAAGATGTTTGAGGAGCAAAGGATGAGAATCAAGAGATTGGAACAGGAAAAGAAGAAAATGAAAATACAGTTATCTCGATCCGGAACTCCTAAATCAATTCCTGTTCATCATGTTAAGGGTGAGAGAGAGTCTGACTCTGAGGAGTTTTACGGAAGTATGTCAGCATCAATGGATATGTTTCCCTCTATCGAGATAGGAGATAGTATTGACTCGGTTCCTGCTCTTGAGTACCCGATCGAGCCTCTTGGATCACCAGAGATGAGCTCACCTACAAACTCTGACAAGTAGTCGCGTCAGGTTACACTGTAAACTCTCTTACAGAACGTATCGAAGTAATTGACAATGTCAGTAAAAGAAAAGACTGGCCAGATTCTTCCTCTTACTGCTAACAAAAATGTTCGGATTATCCCTCGGGGAAACGGTATAATTGTTTACTGTGAGAGAACTCAGTTAACTCCAGGTGCTTACTCAACTGTGTCTGTTGTACCGAACACTTGGTACGAGATCGATATTCGATGTACTCGTTTTGGTGGGGGTCTTCCAGGACTTTGGGTGGCAGACTCCTCGAAAAATACTCTATTTTACGGGAACTTCTTTAAGTACAACAGCGCTAGTTATCTCAAGCGTAAGTTCTTCTCTGGACAGTACACATCTCTTCTTATCGGGATTCTTGTGAAGAATGCGACCAGAGGTTCTGGTTATTATATTGATCAGTTCTCCTTCACACAAGTTGATGAGAATGAGAAGAGAAATAGTAATACGGAAAGCAAGAAATCTCACGAGACAACGAGTTCTGAGTCCTCTGGAAGAATAGGATCGGTTAACTCTATGGAAAACTCATCAGCAGATCTTGCGAATAGTAGACAGATAGAAAGGGATGCTATGGAGACAGAGTCTAAAGTTTCAGATATGCTCAGAGATCTTCAAAGAACAACTGCTGAGTTACAGGCTAATCAAGAGGTTCAAGAGCCAGATACTCCCGAGGAATCCATCGAGAGAGCTCCTAGAAAAGATGATCCTGTTGAGACACAGTTTCAGAGAGATATGGAGTTAGAGCAGTACTCGTCTATTCTCAAATCAACAGAACTAACCACCAAACAGCTAGAGGAGAGTTATGACTCTGAGGAGTCAGACGAGTCTGATGATTCTGATGATTCTGATGATTCTGAAGATGAACCCGAATCTCCACCAGCGATAACAAATGAGGATATGGAGGAGGTGAAATTTGTAAGAAAGACTCTGGAGAAAAAGAATGATCCTCCACCTGTAAACCACACCAAATCAAACAAGTTTATTTACAGGATCCACGAGAACAACGCTGATTTTAACATGACTATCGAGGTGTCTAGCTACAGATCTTATCGTGGTGCCCAGGTTTATCCGATCTCTTTCGGTATTCCCGAATCATTTGTTCTTGATTACGTGCCAGAGAAGAAGAGAGACTTCTTTCCACAGAAAGTTGGTGAGGATCCGATGGAATCTTACAAGAACGACACCGATCGTTACTGGTCTGATCTTCGTGAGTCAAGATTTCTTCTGGTGAATCGTCAAGGAGTTGGGTGGGACACACCGATTATTGTGGAGGCTTTGTCTCAGGGATGTATCCCTTTATTTATTGAGGATGTTCCAGAGAACTCTCTGTGTTTCATCCCGAAGAGGTTCTTGGAGGGTGTGCGTAACGCGAAAGGTGTTCACATCGGATGGGTTGACAGGAATATCTTCTCACAAGAGGGGTACGTCAAGGTTGCTAACTACTTACTTAACTTCACGAAAAATCACCTGACAACAAAGGCGATGGCGAGATACATCATAGCGACGACTGGTAAAGATATCAAGACTGTTCTTTTCTTAGGTTACGCCCAGGACATAGATGAGTATCTTTTTCAACAGTCCGTTCTTCACGGAATGAAGGATCATTTAGGTGATGAGAATGTTGTTGATGTTCCGAAAATGGACTCCCTTTACAAGAAGTCAATTCGTGCGAAAATGTATCGTGAAGGTGTTCCTTACATGGCGTCTCTGAAGGAGAAGAGTGTTAATCGTGGAACTATCGAGAGAAGAATAATGAATCGAGAGTTTGATATAGTTATCGTGATGGGTAGTTTTACTAAAAAGGATCAGGAAAGACTACACTTGTCCACAGGGTGTTTCCCGTATGGTGCACAGGTAGAGTCTGCTTACGATAAGTCAGAGATTCTGTTTATTGATGGACATGAGAACCCTGAGGAATCTCGGAACGGTCTGTTCCAGTTTTCACATCGTGGTACTTTCTTTATGAGAGAGCATGGGGTTTAGGTAACACGGAGTTTAAGCGCTTCAACTTCTGCGCGTAACTCCTGGTTCTGTTTACAGAGCTCTTGGATCGCGGCGATACATACACCTGCCTCATCAACAGCGTAGATATGTGTGTCTTTCTCACCAAGTCCGAACTGTTTGTAAAAGTCTTGACCCATAACACCGATATGTTGAATGTCAGGTTGCTGTGTTTTGTAGTTGTAACGATACACAGGAACCTTACTTAGTTTCTCCAGAATATTCTTGTTACTCACCTTGGATATGTTCTCTTTCTTGTTTTTATCTGAAACAGCTGTCCACATACCAGATCCTGAAGTTAGTTCTGCGTATGTTAACTGATCTCCAGTAGTGTAAAATCTTACTCCGCCACGGGCTCTTGCTGAGAATGTGTTTGTACCAAAAGAGGAAACTGGTGTATCAAACCCGACAAGATTATCACTCCATACAAAAGATCCTGTATCTTTTGCATCAGCCTCCGATCCTAACGCAAATGAGGCGAAACCAGTCGCAGTACACTGTTGTCCCATTGCTACTGATGCTTGGGCTATTCCCGTAGTCTGACAACTAACTCCCATCGCGAATCCGTCTGTAACAATGTTACCAGTTCCGATAGCAATTCCACCATTTGTCACGGAGTTTCCTCCACCAATAATAAAACCTTCATTACTACCAGATATTGTATTAACACCCCCACCAATAATAACAGATCCTGAAGATCCTGTGATTGTATTAGAAACAAACTCAGATGATCCAACGATAAAAGAGTTCGTACTTCCTGTTATTATATTTGTCCGTCCTCCCAGAATGCCACACCCTGAAGAACCAGCAGTGATCGTGTTCCCAGTACCTCCACCAATAAACGAAAGATCAGAGTTGGCGCCAATCTGATTACGAGCACCTCCTCCTATAAAAGCGTAAGATGCTTCTGTTGTGTTCTGTTCTCCACCGACGATGGAACTGTGATCATTCATAGTCACATTGTTCTGGCCACCACCGATAAAGTCGTAAGCACTTCCTGCGGTGTTTCCCTCACCACCAGTTACAACAGCGTAGTCAGCGCCCGCAATAATCTCGTTGCTCTCACCACCCAGAATAGCACCACCAGACGCGTTCCCGTCAGGGTAAGAGTTACCTAGACCCATCACGATACCGTAACCAGAGCTGGACGAGGGAACCTCTACAGAGAAACTAGTGAGAGCGTTCGGGTTAGCAGGATTTACTCCGATAATTGTGTCTCTAGGGAATCCTGACTGAGTTCCTGGTGCGAACACACCACGAGATAGTGTAAGAGGGTTAGATGATGTACCTGACCCTGTTATAGTCTGATTGTCCACAGAGCAACAAGGTTCATTCACGTCGATAATCGCGTTAAACTGTTCGTTAAGTACACGAACATCCTGACGTAGAAAATTAACACCGTTAGCAACACACGGATCTGTCATGGTATTACTGTGTTACTATATCTTTAGTGTAGATCTTAAAGAATCAGAGATTCTTTAGCGCCTTCTTACCCATCTTCAGTATTTTCTCGCAGATTTTGTCCGTGTTAGAGAGATAGGTTCTAGAGCCACAAGCCTTACACTTCAGGTACACAACATTCTTTGAGCTTTTAATCTTAATCTCTGTCTCAGGGTTACCACAAGCGGAACACAGAACGTACGAGATCACAAACTGATCAATCGCGGACTCAACAAGCTGAGAGGACTGAAACCCTTTTATCCAATCCTTCTTCGTGTTGACCTGTGTCGCGAAGTTTAGGGAGAAGAAATGGAACAGTATCTTCTTTCCACGAAATATCGCCTTACACAACGCGTCCGCGTTACTGATGTGCGTGTGGTTAGAGTTACTGTACCTTATCGTTACAGACGGACGTTTGTAACGATAATGTGGATCGTCTGATCTTGCTGGATTGAGGGGGAGTTGATTCGACATCTTGGCATGGTAAGTTAGACATAGTCTATATGTTACTACCTGATATCTTTTATGTCAATGCGCAGGAACATAAAGGAGATATCCAGGTGATACATATAGTGAAATAGATATTAGATGGGAAGTGCAGCTTCGAATCCCTTTATTATGTGTTGTTGTCCTCCTCCGAAAGAAGGAGTTGTTGAGGACACCGAAGATGAGAGAAAAAGGAGCTCTGTCACGGATCAACCACGTCTGTCACTGGCGGATCTGGAGAAGGTGAAAGAACCATCTCCTTTACCGTCTCCATCTCCGAAAGACGCACATGTTCCACCGAACTCACCACTGTCTAACAAGCCTAACGAGTCTAACGAACCTAAAGATTCCGAGGACGGATTGAGACAATCAGAGAAACTGTCAGAATTACCAGAAGATCCAGAGGTTGAACCCACTGGTAATGATGTGAATGAGGTAAAGAGTGAGAAGAATGAGAGGAGTGTTAAATCCAAAGGTGAGTATGTACAGATGTCGGAGGATGAGAAGGATCATCAGGAGAAACCAGATGAATGGGTCTCTGTAACAGAGGATGAGATATCTGAGAGCAGGAGATACTCTGAGTCACATGAAGAGAAGGATAATAACTCTTAGAAGTTGTGCTTGAAGTATCCGTCCCAAACATCTATACCTCTTGGTGAGTAACTGGCCTTTACATTCTGTTTGAGAACATCTGGTTTCGGACAAGGAATATCTCTGAGACCGTCCTCGCGAAGAACAAAACTTCTCTTTTTAAACTTCTTAATCTGAGCGTCTCTCTCTGGTCCAGGTTTTTGTAGATTAACACAGACAATCTGGAACCCGAACTTCCAAGGATCTTCCGGTGGAATCTGAAACAGATCAGTTCCTGGCTGTACGAAATTAGTCGCGGCAATTTTCTCTTCAGGAATAACGATACCAAGGTGGGTTCTGTTTCTTTCCACAACAGACGACATATTCGATGTCTGAGACTGAATACCACCATAATCCTTATGGCCACGCCCGTACTTAACCAGAGTACCTGCGTTCTGTGTCGTCTCGTTAACAACACCATGTACTAACTCCTGTAAGAACCCGTCATTAGGATAGATGTTGGTCATGATAATGATCTTGTTCATGCCTTCTCGAATTGGCATCTCGCCGATATTACCATGACCGAAACTGTAACGTGAAGGTGCGAATCTTCCTTGGAAGTTCTCCCACAATGTCTTCGCGATCTTACGAAGAACGAACTTGTTCTTCTCCGCGCTTGGGTGGATCTCTAAGTAAAGAATGAAAGGATAGTTCGTGTTAGACCACGCGTTCTTTGAGTAAGTCTTACACACATCAGAGAATAGTAATGCCTTTCCTTCATTAGGCATCAGTGTCGTGTTTCTGACAATAGGATATGCTTGGTTGTCGAGATAGTTAACAGGGTTTGAGGACCATACATCAATGTAATGGAACCTAGCCCCTTTATCGAGAGCTAACTGTATACCTTTCATCGAACAAACGTCATATGAGTGCCCGGCGACCTGATAAGGTCTGAACGCGCCGAAAATGTAGAAATCTGACAGACGAGTGGGTAACTCCTTCTTGTAACACGGGTTGTTGTAAGTGATATAGATATCACCTTGTTCTGTGTTGAAGCCAGGATTATTTTTCTCGTTGAAGTTCGTGTCGATGGCGTTGTCAACGCGATTAACCACGTAGATATCGTTGATGTAATGCCACATCATCCCTAGTGATACTACTAGGCAGATCGCTCCTAAGATGAAAAAGAAAACTTTCGTGCTTCTCCCTGATGACATCAGAACGATATAAAAGAACTGACAGTAAAAGTATACCAGTCCAACTTACTATTACGTAGATTTTAACATGAAGGTGAAAAAGCGTGATGGAAGACTCGAAGACGTTTCCTTTGACAAGGTGCTTCGTCGTATTCAGTTTCTCTCAGGAGATCTACAAACAATTGATCCAACTAAGATCGCACAGAAAGTCTGCTCTCGAATCTATGACGGGGTACCCACGTCAGAACTAGATGAGTTGGCAGCGAGACTGTGTGTTTCTAAGTGTACGGACAATCCTGAGTTCGGAGCGTTAGGACTGAGAATTATCATCTCAAACAATCAGAAGAACACACCAGACACGTTCTCTGAGTGTATGAGTATTCTTGCTGAGGCGAATGTTCTACACCCTGATGTGGCGAGGTTCGTACGTGATAACAAAGAGGCGTTGGACAACGCGATTGTACACAAACGTGATTACAACTTCACGTATTTCTCATACAAAACTCAGGAGCGTTCTTACCTTATCAAGGTGAACAAGCAGACTATGGAGCGCATTCAGTATATGTTCATGCGTGTCTCTTGCGGTCTTCACTACCCGAACACGGAAGAGGTGATTCGTTCTTACAATCTGATGTCGCAACAGTTCTTCACTCATGCGTCACCGACTCTGTTCAACTCCGGAACAATCTCCCCGCAACTGCTCTCCTGTTTCCTGACCGCGCCCGACGACAGCATTGTCGGAATGTACGACTGGATCAAGAATCTGGCTCTTATCTCAAAACGAGCAGGAGGCATCGGAGGCTCGGTTACCAGTATTCGATCCGAAGGTGCTTACATTCGTGGCACGAACGGGATCTCCCGTGGAATCAAGCCGATGTTGAAGGTTGTTAATGAGACTCTGAAGCATGTGAATCAAGGTGGTCGTCGCCCAGGATCCGCAGCTATCTATCTGGAACCACATCATCCTGATATAATGCACTTCCTGGAGCTTCGTCTGAACCACGGCAACGAGGATGACAGGTGTCGTGACTTGTTCCTAGCTGTCTGGGCGTCCGATCTGTTCATGGAGCGTGTGCAGAAGAACGAGAGATGGACGTTCATGGATCCGGACGAGTGCCCAGGACTTGACACGTGCTACGGTGACAAGTATCGTGAGTTGTACGAGAGATACGAGGCAGAGGGTAAGGGTCGTAAGACCGTGATGGCGCAGGATGTATGGAAGGCGATCACACGATCGCAAATCGAGACTGGTGTTCCGTACGTTCTGTTCAAGGACGCTTGTAATGAGAAGTCCAACCAGAAGAATCTGGGAACGATCAGAGGGAGCAACCTTTGTGTATCTCCGAATACTAAGATTCTCACAGAGACAGGGTATCAAGTTATCAAAGATCTTGAGGATCAGTATGTAAATGTTTGGAACGGTGAGGAGTTTTCAGAAGCTCTAGTTCGTAAGACAGGTGAGAATCAACCTATGTTGAAGATGACTTTCTCAAACGGTGCGGAACTTGAGTGTACAGAGTACCACAAGTTTTACATCTCACCAAGCTACTCCTCGAAGAAGCCGAAGACAGTTGAGGCTCGTGATTTAAAACCAGGTGATAAGCTGTGGAAATGTGATTTTCCAGTTATCACGAAAGGAGTGGAGATGAAGTATCCTTACACACACGGTTTCTTCTGTGCGGAAGGAACTTATTATAACGCGGGATGGAGAGAACAAAAATGTTCTTACAAATCTGTTTCAGGAACAGCGTTCTGTAAACGTCACCAAGATTACTCACAAAAAGATACTTCACCAACAGAGAAATGTCAGGCTACTTCTGGACAGAAAATGCCAAGAATTACTCTGTACGGTGATAAGAAAGAACTTGTTAATTATCTTGAGACACGAAGAGTCGATAGTGAGGATTCAAACGGAAGAATTAACTGTTTTCCACATCTTGATCTTCAACAGAAGTTCTTCGTTCCTCTTAACGGATCTCTAGCTACAAAGCTACGGTGGTTGGAAGGATATTGTGATGGAGATGGAACAGTAGCCAAGAATGGTACGAATGAGTCTCTTCAGATTAGTTCTATTGACAAAGATTTTCTTCTTCAGGTTCGCCTTCTCTGCCAGACTCTAGGTATTGATCCTAAAGTTACAAAGAACAAAAGTGGTGGATTAAGAGAACTTCCTGACGGAAACGGAAGGTCAAAAGAGTATATCTGTAAATCGTTATACAGACTTCTTATCACATCTTGTGATCTGTACAAACTTTCCCAAATAGGATTCTCCCCGAAAAGACTGAGGTTTACAGTGAGAGAACCTCAAAGGGATGCTCGACAGTTCGTCAAAGTTAGTAAGATTGAAAAATCAGAGAACTCTGACACTTACTGCTTCGGAGAACCCAAGAAACACGCAGGTATTTTCAACGGTGTCTACACATCTCAATGCGCTGAGATTCTCGAGTACCATGACGCTACCGAGTACGCTTGCTGTTGTCTCGCATCTGTCTGTCTTCCTAAGTTCGTCGATGAGAAGACAGGTGAGTACGACTTCAAGATGTTGGAGGAGGTGACTGCTCAGTGTGTGCGCAATCTGAACGAGGTAATCGACCGCAACATGTACCCAGTTGAGGAGACAAAGGTTAGTAACATGCGACATCGTCCGCTGGGAATCGGAGTTCAGGGTCTGGCAGACACTTTCTTCAAGATGAGGATTCCGTTCGAGCGTGACGGCAAGGCGAGTCCGGAGGCTCTCAAGTTGAATCGTGAGATCTTTGAGACGATGTACTACTCTGCTATGCGTACGTCTCTCGAGGAGGCTAAGAAGCACGGGGCTTACTCAACGTTCAAGGGATCTCCTCTGTCAGAAGGTAAGTTCCAGTTCGATCTGTGGGGAGTTAAGCCTTCTGATCGTTACGACTGGGAGACTCTTCGCGCGGAAGTGATGGAGCATGGTGTTCGTAATAGCTTACTCATCGCGTGTATGCCCACTGCGAGCACAGCGCAGATTATGGGTAATACGGAGTGTTTCGAGCCGATGACATCTAACATGTACGTGCGTCGTACTCTGTCGGGTGATTTCGTTATAGCAAACGAGTATCTGATCAAGGATCTACAGGAGATGGGACTATGGTCTACAGAGATGAAGGATCAGATTGTCGGTCACGATGGTTCGATTCAGTATATTGACGGAATCCCGAAAGAGATGAAGGATCTGTACAAGACTGCTTGGGAGTTGAAGCAGAAGACTCTGATGGATCTCTCGATCGGACGTGCTCCGTTCATCTGTCAGACTCAGTCTCTCAACTTGTTCTTTGAGGAACCTACAACAAAGACTCTGACACAGGCTTTGTTCTACGCGTGGAAAAACGGTCTGAAGACGGGGTGTTACTACATTCGCTCTCGTCCGAAGGCGCAAGCACAGCAGTTCACAGTTGATCCTGAGTTGGCACAAAGGATTCGTGAACGCGTTGAAGAGCACGAACGCTCTCAGGCTAATAAGAAGGGTGAGGAGAGAACCAAGGACGGTATGCGTATTGTCTGTACGGACGATATCTGTATGTCTTGTTCAGGGTGATTATTTAGAGATCTTGTACAAGGATCTCAGGTATATGAACACCAGAATGTTCTCAATGATAAGAAGTGTGAATAAGAGGAAGAACCCTGCTGTCATATCAATGACCTCTGTATCCTCATTCATGAATTTAGAGTATTTGTCAATCACGTAACCAACCCCTTGAATCGGTAGTAGATAAGTAAATGTGAATAGAATAGAAGCGATCGCCACACCGGCGAAAACGGACTTAGTCTCCATAGCATGATGAATCGCTGTCCAGGAAGCTCCTATAATCGCCAGAAGCGATAGGAAGTTCGTGGAGAGATATGAGAACATGTCAAGAGGCAACATACTGTACATTTTTCCCATCCATCTGCCCTCATGAACACTCGCGAAGATATTTGCGATGATATCTACGACGGAGAAGTAGTATCGTAGATTGTGAAAGTCTCCCAGGGTGGATATGAGAATTGGGATCGTGACGACAAAAACGAGATACCAGATAAAGATCCTCATTTTCTCTCCTGGTTCGTGTTGCGTTCCAGCTTTAGCAACTTTCAACCAGAAATGCGCTTCTTTTGTCGGCTTGTTAGCAGAATCCATTAAAGTTTCCTACGTATAGTATTAAGGAGAACAAACTGACGTGATGAGTCGTTACAAAAGATATCTCCAAGGAAGTAGGAAAACTCTTTTCTGTCTAGGCATAATCTCTCTACTTCTTTTCGCTCTGTGGGTTTTTTACTTTCACAAGAGAGTTATTAGAGAGGAGTTCGAGGCGACTGTTCTGGAAAGGTTTGATCCTAATCAGAATATCTCCGTAGAACCAGGGCCGAAGATAGATGAGAAAAAGGGAAAAACAAAAGAGAATATGGATAACCAGGTTACAACAGGTGATGGTGGACCTGGTATCACTGGATTAACAGATCCGAAAAGTAACTCTCCACAAGATATCGGGGCGTTTGTTCGTCAGATGATGATGAATGTCCTTCAAGTTAACCAAGCTGGCCAGATCCCTGGTAAGACAGGACCTAGGGGTATGAAGGGTGAACCTGGTGCGAATGGTGGTAAGTACGTAAGAGTAGGAGCTCTGTACAACCAGAAGTATCCTGACAAACATATTACTAGGGCTGCTGGAATCGGACCCGGTGCAGTTCTTTACACACAACCTGGATCAAGTAAGCAGTGGCAACAGTGGCAGATGGACGACCAGAATAAGTTAAGGTCTGTGTACAACCCGAATGAGTGTATCTCTGAGAAGGACGGGAAGTTGTACATGGACGCGTGTGTTAACACGAGTACACAGTGGCAACATCGTAGAACAAACGGGGCTCTTATGACGAAGTTTCCTGTTGCTGGAAAGCATATGTGTATGGCTCTGAAGCCGGTATCTTCTTACCCATCGAACGGACCTATACAGTCCGGTCAGAAGGGACCGTCGGGTAAGAACATCACGAATACAGATCTAATAGTACTTGAACCGTGTTCTAACTCATCAGAGGAACAACAGTGGCAGTGGAGGTAGAAGGAATCAGTTAAACTTAGTTAAACATGGGTTCTACAGGAGATTCTGAGAACTTAGGGAATGACTGAAGAATACGGTATCCTTCAACAGCCTTCTGGAATATCGTGATATGTTGAACTTTTTCTTTTTGTGTTATCTGGTTTCTTGTCCAGATACGCGCACTACCTGAAAATCTTTGCGAGTCGGTGGTACTTTGTAGCGGAGGGTAATCCTCTCGCTGACGTCGGCGACCACCATGTGAACGGTCGTTATTATGGTTACGATCATGACGCCTATTGTCCTGATTATGACCATCCTGTCTGTTTCCATCTTTGTCTTTGTTATAGTGTCGTTTTCGTCTACGCGTTCGACGTGAACGAGACCAACGCTTTTTCTCACCAGGGTTCTGATTTTTGGAATCCATCTCTAACTAATAGTACACCAATCGCTTATGCCTCTGGCCTGATTATCGATTATTTGATGACGGATCATCTGAGGAAGAAATTCTCGTAAGAGCTTCATCGCCTCCTCGTTTGATTTAATTCTGTCAATGTCCTCCTCGGTCAGCGCCCAATGTCCTTGTGAGTCCAACCCGATGATCGCTCTCTCAAAACTGTCATTGAGTGATGAGATGTCTGACTCCACAAAATGAAGCTTCGCCACCAAGCCTATCGGGGTCTTCCTTCCTTTCTGCATCTGAAGCTTCCTTCGCAGAATGTTGTAGTTTGAGCGTAATGTGGAGAACTGGTGGGAGATACTCTTTAGTTTCTCTGTTATATTGAAATCCACCAACTGTTCTGACTGAACCTCAATGTCAGGTTCAGACTCGGATCCTGAATCGCTATCGATCAACTTGTTTTCGAAACTCATTTGATCTCGATAACAACCTGTTTTAAGTACCCTGTAATACAGAGCTCCTTATACCTAATGGTTAAGAAATTGAACAAGAGCTTCTAGCTTCTTGTTAGTATCAGCAGTTACAGACTCTTTCTCAGCAGGTTTCAGTCTCTGACCAGGGTGAATCTTCTGTTGTACATGTTGAGTATTTTGATTCTGTCTCGGACTTGTCTCTCTAATCTTCTCTCTTTGTAATCTGGCTTGTGCGATCTGTGCGGATCTTCCGTTCATAATAACTGATCCTTGAGATGTCTTCGTGGATTGCGGGATAATCTGACTTGGAGGCGCCCGTTCTCTCTGTCTGTACACCACCGTAGGCACTCCTACGGGAAAAGGACTTTTCCCTACATCATGTCTCGCCTTGTACAACTTACGGATATGAACAGGAATTCTCCCACTAGTGTTAGACGCACGACGTGATTGACCGCGTCTCTTTGACTTTGTTGTCCCGTTCAGAAGTCTCTCTCCGGATATTGCGTGTGATGTCAAGAGATAATCGTACACTCTTGACTCTTTGTTCAGATCTTGTGTAGCTCCGGGTCTTGCGTCCTTAACACAGTAATGGTACTGTCCTCTATGATACCCGAAAGAGTATCCGTAAGTAAGAATATTCTTGTACCTCACAGAAAGAAGTAACAGAGTGAGAAGACCAACACTGGGAACACACTGTAAGGTCGTGATAACGGTACGCAGAAGATTGTCGTCATGGAAGAGAATGAACGATGAGATCGCGGGTTTTCCGTATCTGGCCATTATATTCTCCTGTTTCTTCTGGAACTCCTCATAAGATGTGGAGATGTAGATAAGGGGGATAGCTTCGTCAGGAAGTTTTCGGGCAGATCCGGTTATCCACAGACTGGTCTTTGACCCTGTGTAAGGCTCGTAGTTTTTTGTCTGGTAATCCGAGAATCTAATCACGTAATCCGCGCTGTCAATCTCTTTCCCGTTCTGACGTTCCAGAAGTTGTGGAGAGTTACCGACAACGGCGTACTTACCAGGTGGGAAAATACTGGCGAACGGGATACGCTCACCGGTCTGTGCGTTGTAAAACACGTTATCAAGACTCAGTTTTGAGAGAGATGAGAGGAGATACCCAACTCGTCTTCGCAGTAGCGTGTCCGACGGGTCAGACAGGTTAACGGTGCTAGCCATCATTCCTAAAAAATGTAAGCGATGGTATAGGTCTACAAGATGAATTTTCCTTTGTGGTTAACCGCGGTAATTCTTCTGTTGCTGACCAGCGCTGTTCTTTGTGCGAACGCTTACCCGCATTTCAAAGGCCTAAAAGAAGGGTTCTGGCATTGGAGTATGAGTGGGTTTAACTACCCGCACTGGAGATGGCCATGGCAAGGTCATTTCAGCGTCCCCTGGCATTCCGGCCAGTACGCTCATTGGCAACACCCTTACCAGCCCTGGCAACCATGGAGAACACCCCCACTTCCTGCCACCGGAGGGGTCTCCTCTGCGGGACCCGGTGCTTGTGAGGATTACTGTGGATGGAAGGTCTGCTCAGAGTACCGCGACAGATCTCGTAAGCTTCAGAACTGTCTGAGCTGTAGATCAAGAGGTCTGTGCGTCGCGGACACCGCCTCCGGAAGTTGTGGGAAGTGTGATCAATCAGACACATCATTAGGGTCATGTTACGATCAGTACGGATGTAGAGATGTGGATTTCGAGAGGGGTAATCGTGGTCTTCTCAACCCTAAGTACACTAAATGTCAGTTATGTCCCTCATAATTCTATGGTTTAAAGTCTTTCAGTTTCCTGCCACTATTGTGGCATGCGATGCTGGTGACTGCATACTTCTCATCACTCTGCGTACAGATCCCGCGTTCAAATTAATGTTAGTGAACGGTGATTCAGAGATCCTCTTGAGGCGACGTAGGTACGCATTCTCAAGAGAGATAAGACAGTTCTTGGGCAACTTGCTTCCTAGCACTAAGACATTCTCCCCCTCAAAGTAGGAGAGAACCGCCAAGATCATCCTCTGAGTCACTTGGGTGATCGGCATGTTAGGTTGCTTGGCGAGTATCATGTAGCACCAGGCGAAGAACGTCCTCTCCGCCTCCACGTTCACAGAACCGTCGGAGAAGATGTAGTAGGAGTCCAGGAAGGCACGGTCAGCCACAAGCTTCCCACGCTCCTGGTGCTTTCCCTCTATATTATTCAAGAGCGGTTGAAGATAAGATGCGTAGGTAGCGTGTACATGGCATATAATCTTCTGCATGAGACAGGGTTGTGCCACCTCTACCTCAAAGGTGGATTTCGAGGTCAAGTCACACTTTCTTGGCGTGACAGAAGTATCCACCATCATCTTACTGTCGATCCATCTCTCTTCATCGGGATTGTTCTGCTCAACGGATGCGAGCAAAGAGATTAGAAGTTCTTCTTTCTCCTTGAAATCAGCATCCGTGAGGTTTTTCTGCTTCTGGAAAATCATCTTCTCTCTCGACGTGAGTTCTCGCCCACGTCGGGAGATCTGATATATAGCTGTTTTAGCCATGGTTCGAAAGTGATTTTGTCAACTGTGATGGCTTCATGTGAAAATCGATCAGTTTTTCGTCAAGGAATATCGAGTACGTTTCCCGATAAATCCTTCCTGGGAGAGACCTTGGCTAACAGTGTCTCTGCCACAGTGAAGCGAAGTCCTCCACGTGTTTTACCAGGGTTTCCTCCTTTCAGTAGACGTTCCCATTTTGCCTTGGAGAGTTTGTTAAGAAGTCTATTTCTCTCGTCAAGATACGCCTTGATATTCGTCTTTCCAGGGTCGTGTGCTCTTATTTTTCGGCACTGACGTACCCCGAATCGCTTCTCGTGTTCTAAGTATTTCTCGTACTCGGACAGAGGGATCTGTCTCTCCAGGAGCTCTAGATACAGATTCGCCCAGACAGCTCTCAGCTCCACGTACGCCTCTTTCGGCGAGGGGTCTTTTGTGTCTATCCTGAAGGCGTGAACAAGCTCATGGACTAAGACCTTCAGGATCTCCTCTTTTCTCCACAGGCAGATATCCCCGTTCTCGTTGGCTCTGGGGCCTAAGAGCCACATTGTGCTACTCCCACTGTTGATATCACCCTCTGTGAACTGACCGGATTTTGGCAATGTTTTCTTCCAGGGGGTAGGCCAGACCCATATTTTCAGAGGTTTCTCATTTTTACAGAGTTTTCTCATAAAAGAGACTCTTCCTAGCATTAATCTTATCATATTTTTCCATTTGTCAGGGTTATCTCCTTTGAGAAAAAGGCAAATTGTTGTTTTCTCATAGGTCACGGCGTAGGCGTTCTTGTACTTGACCAACTCAGGTTTCCTGTTATCTGCCACGAACAGATTAGACTGAAGGTTCTCCTTCCCTTGAAGTAGAACCGGATGATGAGTGGGGATTCTGCGAAGATTTACACTCGTCGGCAACATTCACTGAGTCTGTTAATGTAGAGGGAGATGTTTCCTCTGGTAGTTCACGTGCGATCGGGGTGACGTTAGGTGAGAGAGCGACACCACGGCGAGCCGACATATTCTCGATACTGAGGTTGTGCATAACGAATCTTCTCAGATAATCATCAAGATTCACATCCTGCGTTGCTCTGTCTTTCTTGAACTCGAAAGTTCTCTCGTCAATCATTCTAACTGTCCAACCAGCCAAAATAGCGTTGAACACGAAAACCATCTTATGAATCTGGACTATATCTGTCGACATGGGTCTCTGCCTTGAACTCATTCTCGCAGTATAATTGGTGTGAAACCGATATTTCGCAGTTTTTACGAGGTACCTGTTTTCTTTGTTCTCTCGTTCGAGTGAAATCGAGCAAAAAATGATGGGGCTTAAAGGCTAAATACTCCTTTATATATTCCTAATGTCTATTCAGTATCGCGTAAAGAAGAAAAGGCGTAATCCTCGAGATTCTCGAGTAACGCTGGATGCTCAGCATAAGATGAAGGTGGATGAGTTAGAAAAACTTGAAGGTAGTTTACCTTCTTTGCGAAAAGAGCTGAAGAAGTTACAGAAAGAGAGAGAGAAACTTATGAGGACAGAAAAAGGGTTCGGTATTATCGAGTCAGATACAGGCAGAAAGATATACTGTCTGAATCGGGAGATGCGAGATCTACGCAAGAAGATTAAGGATATTGAGACAGGTAAGATGCGTGAACAGTACTACGCAAGAACCGCTCATATCTTGTACTCCTACTACGACAATATAAAGTTAGTTGCCCAGAGACATTTGAAAGAGGAAGCTGGTGACGATGATGATGTAGACATGTCGTTAGATGAGGAGGATATGGAGAAGTATGTTAACGCTTACGAGGAGATAGCACCTAAGAAAACCAAGACAAAGAAACCTAAAAGAACTGTTATTGACTTCTTTAACAGAGCAAATCAGAAAACGGATAACTCCAAGAAGAAGACGTTCTCTGGCACCAAGATATCTGACTTTATTGATATGTCAGAGAGATCAAACAGAGCTAACTTGTTAGAAGCTTATACTAAAGTTGTAAATCCCCAGTCATATCGACCGGCTCAACAGTATGTCAAGACAGAGATTGACATATGTCCGCGTTGTGAGATGGAGATGTCGCTAATCCAGTCCGAAGGACTCATAGTCTGCCCGCAGTGTGGTCGCGAAGAGACGATCATCATAGACTCTGAGAAGCCCAGCTATAAGGACCCCCCGCCTGAGGCAGGCGAGTTCACTTACAAGCGTATTAACCGTTTTGATGAGTGGCTCACCCAGTATCAGGCAAAAGAGACAACAGAGATCCCTCAAGAAGTACTTGACAAGATCCTGATCGAGATGAAGAAGGACAGAATCACGAACATGTGTAGACTTACTATGGAGAAAGTTCGTGGTTACCTGAAGAAACTCGGTCTGAACAAGTACTACGAGCACATTCCGCACATTATCTACTGTCTCAACGGCTTACCGACACCTCGATTGTCACAAGAGACCGAAGAGAAACTCAGATCGATGTTTCGACAGATCCAGGACATTTTTGACCAGGTCTGTCCCAGCAATCGCACGAACTTTTTGTCCTACTCATACCTTCTACGTAAGCTTCTCGAGCTACTCGGAGAGGACGAGCACAAAGTGTACTTTAGGTTACACAAGTCAAGAGAGAAGATATACCAACACGACAAAACATGGCAAAAAATTTGTCGAATTCTTAACTGGGAGTATATCAGGACGGTTTAGTCGAGAATACCATTAACTTTTGTAACCTTTTTCGATAAGGAGGTGATACCTCTCTAGCGAAAACGAGTTTGATTGAGAATGTGTTACTGAAACAACATTTAACTGAACCAGATATCTGTGTTGGAGACACCGGTACTTGTAGCACGAGGCTCGAAGTAACCAGGTAGTGTCTTCTCTCCGGTAGCCTTGTAGTAAGCACGAACAGGTAGTGATACCCATGGTAAGAACGGAAGAACCCATTTGTCTGTAGGGCGAACTCCGAGTATGGTGAGAATAATCTTTCCGATTCCACTCTTCGGGTTGAACGACCAGACAGCTCCTGCGAGACGGTACAACATAAGCAGACCCATCTCTGCACTTGCGCTCCAGTACGTGATAGTGAAGTTGAGAAGAATGAAGAACACAGCCAAAGGGAAGGTTCCGAAGCCAGAGGCGACGATAAATGACATCCAGTCTCCCAACCAAGGCACCCAATGTCCGAAGATAAGTGCTAGAAGAGTGAGAATCAAGAGAACACCCATCACAATACCAATCGGATTTCCTGGTTTATCACCTGTTCCTGTTCTCCAAGCCCAGATATCTGTAGCTTTTTCATGAAGAACAGCGCCAGTAATAACTCCCCAAAGTACGAAGAATATGATCGCTGAGAACATCATCATAATGGTTTTTCCGATTCCTTTCTTGCTCGATCCCCCAACACCAAATCTGATAATAGAGGCGAATGTCATCGCGTAGACCGACATCATAATACCTCCTTTCAGGAACGATGGGAGAGAGTACGGTAGGTAGAAGTTGAGTAACGCTTTTGTTCCAGGTGGTTGTGCCTCACTTCCAAGATGTGCCCACAGGAGAGATCCGACAACGATAAAGATCACCGCGATCGTCACGAATGTTACGATTATCTTCCATTTAGGGTCGTACTCGAGGAACTCTGGTGGGAGAGATATTGCGTACAATAGAGAGTCCTCAAGGTTCCCACCCTTAGGAATGAAAGTACGGAATGTGATATGAATAATCATCAGAATCACAATCCAACTGAAAAAAGTTTTAAACTTCTTGAACCATGACTGTAGAATCTCGTCTTGTGTAGTTTTAGGATCATTCGGATTGATTGGTGACCCTCCGCGCGGGTACGACACGTTAGTGAATCGACATGTCTCAAAAGCGACAAGAGCTTTCAGTCTCTCCAGTTTCTGAGCCTCTGTACGTGTGTTGTCAGGGTCTATGATGGCGTTCATCTGCTTGTCAAACTCCTTGTAAAGATTATCAGGACCTCCTTTGACAGCTAGGTTGTTATTTACAGCTGTGTTGAAGATCTGAGAGATCGTCTTTGAGCTGTCATTAAGTTTTCCTTTAGCAAGATTCAAGTTATTAGGGAACTTACAGTTGTACTGCTCCATCATTGACGCGTCACATCCACAGTAAGCGGATGATTTACTGTCTACCTTGATTTTAGAGAAGTACTGTGGAGGTGGTTTTGCGTTTTTCGCACCATCTTCAGGTTTTGTCACCATCTTGTAACCACCACATGTATCAGAGCCGTATGATGCTTTAGCACCATGAACAACGAGAGATGTCGGAGGTGGAGCTGTGTTTTTAAGCTCTAGTTGGTCATCATTTGTTGAGGATGGCGGTGGTGGTGGCCCAGCTCCTGTCATACCCTCGCAGTAGCACCTAGTATCACCCGATCCCGCGACTGTCGCGAAAGCGTACTTAATAGCACCCTGTTGCTCACACGCAGCTGCACACTGATCTTTGTTCTGGACATCATGTACGTCGTCACGACAAAACTCACCAGACCCGCGGGGACATGTACTACAACCGGGACATGGTGATGCCTTGGCTCTATCAATAAGTGTCGGATCTTCAGTAATCGACATATCGACTTATGTCCTATATGTTAGCAAGAAGAACTTTCTTTACGAACGAATTGACTCTTGATTAGATCCCGGGACTCCTTTACTCGCCTCGTAGTTAGCATGAATGTCTTTCATTTGTTTCCCACACTTACCTGCCTTTTTAGAGGATGTTGTTGTGTCACCCGGACAGTACAGATAGTATGCGTAGGTTCTCAAGTTGTCGTACAGAGCCTTCGCGCTCGGGTTTGTGATGTTCGAACAGGGTAGGTTAAAGTAAGGAACCTCGATAGAGTTCGGGTCTGGACATGATTTTGTAATAGTATGGAACTTACCAACACCGAATAGAGCCATAACACCGACAAATCCAAGTAGGAACAGAGAGTACATCGGCCAGCTTAGTCCTGCGACATCTGGCATGAGAACTCCGCTCATGACGAAAGAGAGAAGAACAACAAGTAGACCGATCCACGACCACCAAGTGAACAGACCTCTCCAGAGAATACTTCCACCTTGTAAAGCGTCCTCCTTGATACCACCACCAAGTTGATTAAGACGTTGATGTAGCTCCTTTTTGGCCTCCTCGCGAGTTGCCACTCCTGTCTGTCCCATTGTTGCGGCCGGTTTATCGTAGATAGCGTTGAACATGAACCCAAGACTGTCGTTGTCAGGAACACTTTCTGATACATCCATCTGGTGCATCGCTGTCAGAAGTTGCCAGTCAACAGGGTTGAAGTACTTACCTGCCCATCCGTGGAACATATTCAGGGAGAAAACGTTGAAGAAGATCTTAATAATACGAACAGCCCATCCTGCCACACCACCTGAAGTAGCACCTCTCTGCTTCATTCTTCCGATAATCTTCCCGGTGTGATTCTTGACAACGTTCGTGAACTTCGGATTACGAGCACCTTCATGGTTCTTGTCACCAGGGGCACCACCACTTTGTCTTACTACATTTTTCGGTATATTCTGTCTTGACAGTCGAATCGCCTTCGCTCTTCGTGCTTTATCCTGAAGTTCTGCCAACTGTTTCTGTTTATCAGACACAGACCTTTGTGCTTCCTTCTCTTTCTTCCTCTGCATCTTTCTCAACGCTCTCGCTGATTTCTCTTGTGCGTAGCTCTCTTTCATGCTAGAGATACCACTAGATGCCGACTGTTTCGCCTTCTTAGCTTGCGTACCTATCTTCTTCAGGAAGTCCTTGGGTGATGCGTAACTCTCCGCGTTCTCGTCAACGTTCTGATCCAACCATTTGTCACCAGGTTCAGAGCCGTCACCAAATAACGCTGCCATCCAGATAGGTGTGAAAGAGTAAGCTCTGGTGAACAAAGCGAAGAAACCAGGATGAACTCCGAACATCTCGAAGAACGGTGTCAGAAGATCAAAACCTGTAACGAAGTTAACAAGAATTAACGGTAAGCCATAAATGAACTTCTTTATCTTACTCCCGAACGAACCATCTCCCCAGAAGAATCCTTGAGTGTCGTACACTGATGTCTTGTTTTTGTTTTTAACACTTCTATTTTTTTGTTCTTCCTTGATTTGATCCTGTGTTTTACCAGAGACGTATGTATTGCCACCTGATGCTGTCGGTGTTGTAGGTGGCGTGGTCTGACCCCCGTACTGATAGTATCCACCATTCATCTCTGTTGCTGATTTCATCTCTGTTCTTGGAGCTGTGTTCTCATCAAGACTAGACTGTAACCTCTCGATATTTCTCTGAATACTCTCCACACTCTCCTCCTCGTACTCAGGTGCTGGTAGAACTTCGCCACGAATAAATCGATCAAGTGTGACACCCATCCCTGCAACCTGTTGTGCGCTAGAAAGATCCCAGACACGGAAAGATCCTTTCCACGGGAAACCAGCACCTGCGAAATACTGAGGGATAATCCCGAAGATAAACAGAAGAATGAAGAACACAAAGACGACACGCAACGCTGTCATCCAAATAGGATCTTTCTGTTGATCCGCCTCGTTCACTTTGTCCTTCTTCTCCATGATCTTGTAGTACAGTTGGCGACCCATCGTGATGAAACCCATGATGAAGACAGCCCATATCAGGATCAGAAAGAGCATCGCTATCACTCGCAAAAATCCATCACCTCCGTGAGTCGCGAAATGATTCGCGTGTATAAAACGGTAGTTATTCAGAACGAAGTAGACAGTTACTAGGAGAGTCAGGAGAGCCGTGAGCATAGGTATGCTCATGAACTTGTCCGTGAACCACTCCCAGGTAGATTCAGACTTATCAGTCTTTGACTTTTCTTTATCATCTTTCTTTGAACTCATGATAATCCTGTCAACGGACTTTACATACTAAAGGCTAAAAAAAAGATAGACAGACAGTAAACCACCTTAACAGACTTCAAAGATATTCTACCAGAGGTAAACTCATCTTAAAAAAATTAGGTTTAAGGTATAACCATGAAAACGTATCAGAAAGTCTCGCTATTTCATATCCTTGTCGTAGTCCCTATCTTGGGTGCGGTCGGCTGGAGAATCGTGAACAAGGAGAAGGTGACTGACCTTGAGGGGTACCTTCTTCTTCTTCTCGCTGCTATCGCTCTTGTGCGTCACGCTCAGATCATGATGAGTTAGGAAACGAAGAAAAATCTTGGGAACACTATACCTTTGTAACAAGACATCATGGGTCTGATGCGTGAATTTAAAAGTATGAAGCCATGGGCTAAGGTTCTCTTGGTCGTGGCGATTCTTCTGATTCTTTGGGGTCTGTTCTGGCCACGCCAGACAACCTACGTGAAGATCATGCCTGTTCGCGAGAACATGTTCCGTGGCGAACGTGAACACATGTCAAACGATGAGGACGGTGAGGTCAAGGAGGCTATTCACAGCGGAAAGCCTTGCTTCGCTATGTTCTACGCTCCTTGGTGTGGTTACTGTAAGAAGACGATGCCTGACTGGGACTCACTTGCGAACCAGTACAGAAAGTGTAAGGTTCTTAAGGTGAACTGTGATGTACACAAGGAGTTGGGCAAGCGCCATGGTGTGAAGTCCTACCCAACTATTAAGTACCTGCCTAACGGTCTTGGTTCCCCATCTGGTGCTCGTGAGTACCAGGGTAACCGTACCATGGCAGACTTCGCCAAGTTCCTGGATCAGTGCGTCTCCGCGGATCCTTCCAAGATGCCTAACCAGGCGGCTCCTCTGCGTGGTGGCCCTCCTGTTCCTCCTTACCGCGCTGGTCAGGGTCCTCTGACGACCTCTTTTGTGGCTCGTCATAACGAGTTGGCGTAGGCATCCCTCTTCTTTCTAGATAAGTAACACCTGATCGATATCCATGATTGTAAAGATAAGATCTATCCTCAGCAGTCATCTTCAGCCCAGCACCAGGTGGGCCACCGTGTAACTTAATTAGATAGTTTTCGTATTCTCGAAAAGTCAGTCTGTTATAGCGTATCATCATTCCGGTGATGATACGGTAAAAGTAATCGAGAAAATTATCAACTCGATGACTTTTATCTTGTGGTGTAAGAACTAGACCGATCATATCACCGTTGCGTGCTTTCTTCCTTATCTTCTTTTTAGCTCCTTGAATAGGAAAAGCGTCAAAGAGATCTCCGTCAACTAACAGAGATCTCTCTTTACGAATAACCGGAAGGGCGATAGGAATACGCGAGGATATCCTGACCGCGTCGATAACGAGCATTTTAGGTGTATCTCTGTATGAGAAGTACTCTGGCTGACCAGTTGTGATATTACTGCCAGATATCACAAGATCCTTCTTTGTTCTTTTTCTTAGTCTCTTAAACGTGAGTTTGTTAGGGTCAAAACCTTTCTTACTTATCAGAGATCCCAGGCGATTATCCCAGAGAACTCCGTCAGAGATAGAGAACTTATCGAAGATCAATGGTAACAACTTCTGTTTTTTCTCTATGTTCTCAAAGATAGCGGGAATAGCGTCTGGTAACATATCTCCGAAATCGTTCATCTCATTACGTAACTCCTCCAAAGTGTAACCAACTGCCAGACCTGTTGTAATCAACGCACCAACTGATGATCCACATAGTACCTTTATTTTTTGGAGGTCAACACCTTTGTCTCGCAAGGCTGTTAACGCGCCAACATAGGCGAGACCTTTCAGACCTCCACCAGAGACAACAAGAACCTCTGGGTACCACGATCTTGGGGTTTTTTCCTTCGATTCCATTTTCTCAATAGTATAGCACAGCGAAACTGCTTAACCCCAATGTCCTTAGTTCCCTGGGAAGAAAAAACCGGAAACTCTAGCGAGGATGCTATCGGGACTATTACCAATCAGTACCCGTTAATGCCGTCCTTCGCTCCACCAACGGATCACCCATTAGATCCACATAATGATCTCCTGCCACCCGCGTACGCCGCTCCGTTGTCAAATATGATGATGGGTCCACCTGAGATTATCAAGAAGCGTTACTTCTCTTTGACAGTCTCAGACATTAATCAGTTCCAGAAGAACAAGATGCGCAAGTGGATCAAGGTGTACGAGAAGGTTCTTGGCATGTGCTTCCGTCGTATTCGTGATCATGTTCTGCGTGATCAGAAGTACTGTCTGTTTAACATCCCTGAGTACATCGCGGGGTTTCCAGTGTTTAACATGACACACTGTTGCGCCTTCATTCTGCGTAAGCTACGCATGGCAGGGTTTAAGGCGGAGTTAGTGCCACCTAATGTGATCGCGGTGTTCTGGAACATGGATCCGAACTACGAGCGTATTCTGCCAGAGCCGAACAGACCTAAACAAAAACAAAAGCGAGCTCCACCACCTCGTGAGGAACGTGTGGTCAATAACACGGTAGACAAAGATATCCATTACGTACAATTGTTACCGTCTTCTGACTCAACCAATATGGTGCCACCACCACAACCTAAACCTGTTAGAAAAGCGTCGTCAAGATACGGCGCTCAGAAAGAAGAACCTTTTCTTTTTCAGTGATTATCTAACTATCTTCACACCACCACCTTTGATTACCTTACGTGATGTGTCCAAAGAGTAGATCACGAAAAGGCCGAAAAGAATGAGGAACATACCTGGTGTGAAGTCATGTCCCAAGTTAGCGAAACCCTCCTGAACCTCTTCCATGGCTTGTACATCCTCGTTACTTGGATCTCTGTCAGGAATCGGCTTTGACGGAGGTGCTAAGCACAGCTCACCTCGTTTGTTCTGAATCTCTCCACCACGAGGAGCAGACCTGGCTTTTCTCTCTTGAATAATCATCATCTCGTCAGTGTCGTCGTAATCCGAGAACAACTCTCTGTCCATAGACGGTGTCATTCCTTGTGTTCCTGGTAACATAGGGTTTCTGTCATGTCTTTGGAGAGCACGGAGATATCGGACAACACGTTTCTTCAGTTTTTTCTGACATCTACGACAAGTGTCAAGATGATAGAAGTAGTCCTGACAAGGAGACTGTTCGTTTCGCGACACGTCCCCGTATGTCATTACAGGACCTCCGTAACCAACAGGCTCTAACTGCCTACCGTGTTCGGAGCCGTAATCAAGTGGGTTAAAAGGTGCGTACATAACATCACCTGTCTTTCTTGAGACAAGATGATCATTAGGTGTACCAGCTTTAAACTTCCTTACCTGCTTCACTCTGGCCTCACCAACAGAGTTAGGTGGGTAACCACTGAGAGTCTTACGGAGATTCCCGTTACCCACCAAAGATCTCTCCAAGTACTCCTTCGGTGACATCGCGTCCTGGTACTCTTGCTCGTGAATGTCCTCCTCGTCTCCCCATGGTCGAAACTCTGATCTTAACATCTTATTACGAACACCACTTACATCTGTGAATGACTCACGGTGTGCTCGGCGATCACTGTGTGATCTTCTCTCTGCTCGATGACGAGCTGTCTGTGCGCGTCTTGTTCTTGACAGATTATCCCCATCACGAACTCCTGGCAGAGAGTTGGCGTCATTGCGTGACGGATTCATCTGATTATCAAAATGCTCCAAAGGAGAGAAAGAATCAACCTGATTCATCCGTTGCGCAAAGTCGGTGCCCCAGACTTCTGAAAGCGCAGCATAGGACATCTTTTACTGTAAGGTAAACCCGTCCTAGATACTGTACGAAACAAAAAAATCAACGGTTCTATTATACGCGACAATGGCGAAATCAAGGTCGAGTAAAGGTTCGATTAGTAGAAAAGCGATAAATGTGTACGCCACGGTGTACATCACGCTCATGGTCGCAGAGCTGTTCTTTATTATTCTGATGTGGTCTCCTTACGGTGATCCTGATGGTGCGTTCGCTCCTCTGTACAACTGGGTTAAGAAGCGCCTTGACGGATTCGTCATTACCATGTTATTCGTACTTATGATTCTCTCTTACTACTTCCCAGGTGTCGGGTTCTTTGGTCTTCTCATTCTTCTGTACAGAGTAGCGGAGAAATGCTGTGGTACTCTGGAGAACTTCGGTGACGGTCTTCTGTACGGATGGGGAAGGTACCACCCGGATTACAAAACTGTTTACGACCAGGGTTGTCTGGAGAGAACTCAGGACGGCACTAGAGCCGCCTACTCATCAGCTTTGGGCGACAACGAAGACAGACGATGGATGGCTAAGTTAGCCGATTTTGAGAACTCCAACGTTCATAACGATATCGGAAGAGTTCAGAAGAAAGTCGTGCTGTTCCCCAAAGCGGATTGTGATCAAGGAAATTGGATCATTCCTAAGATTGTAGACACGTGTAAGATCTACACCCCAACTAAAAACTACGTTGGGCATCCTTGTCCGGTAGGATGCGGACCGTGTTCTCTAGCGTTCGCCGGCTCTGTTCTACAGGATCGTGTGCGACCCCGAGGTCTGGTCACCACGTCTCTACTGGCGAAACAAGTGGACGAGCGTTAAAGGTCACTATTTCGCCATCATACGTTCACCCATCTTACCCATCATTTGGGCAAGTAGAGGACCCATCATACCTTGTTGTGAGTCCATAATAGTCAGGTTGGTACCCTTGAACATCTTCGCGATCTGCTCCACCATTTGTACGTCCGTGCGATCTGCGTACCTCTCAAGAGCGTAACCCTCAGCCTCACCCTTCGCACGAATAGCTTGAGCCTCAGCCTCTGCTAACGCGACTGTCTCCTCGGCCTTGGCAGCAGTCATAATCTTCAGCTCACTTGCGGAAGCCTCTGCCATCAGCCTTTGCTCGTCAGCACGAGCCTGAGCGTTCAGATTCGCGATCTTACCTGAGGACTCGGCCTCGATAAGCTTCTCGGCGACACGAGTCTTCGCCTGAATCTCCGCCATCTCCTTCTTGTACTGAGCAAGTTTCTTGTCGTTCTCAGCTTTCACCAAGATCGCTCGAGCCTTCGCTGCCTCGAACGCCGCCTTGTTCAACTCGTTCTGTTCATGTTGGTTCTTCAGATCTAGCTTGGAGATACCGAAGTCGGCAACGATGAGCTCGACACCGAACACGTCCAACAGAGTCTTCGCGAGAACACGAACCGAGGCACGAGAGACGTTCTGGAACTGAGACTTGAGAGAACCTGGCTGCATGTCGTCGTTCTGAAGAACGTGTAACATGTTCTCACCAGAGTGCTTCTTCTCGTCATCAATCAGATCCTCCTTAGACATACGATGTAGCAACATCATATCCTTGAACACCAAGTGTCGGACAATCTCCTGCATAGACCTCGTACAAGATGTGCGAATCGTGTTGTCAATAGTACGGAAGATGTCGTTCTCACAGGATTTCGCCTCTTCTGCGTGACACTTAATCATCTGTGATCCCAACAAGTACGCCTTGAAAGGCTCAACGATCTTGTAAGCCATGGTAAAGTTAAAAATTACATCGAACGGATCCATGGTGATACCTTCCATACGACGAATCTCCCTGAACTGTACAGTCTTAGGGAGAGAGACCAGGAACTTATTCGGCTCTTCCACAACGTGACAACCGTTGTGTAGGATCTCCAGAGCTCCGTCCGCCTTCTGTACAACACCGAACTCGTTCTCCTTGATGTACACACGCAACAAGGAAGAGAACTTGAACTGATCAACGGTCAAAGGCTGAGCTTTTGAGATCTCAATCTGATCAGAGTAGAACCAGTAATCGCCGGGAATGTCCAGAAAGACAGCGCGGCGATTGATCTGAATACCTACCACCTCACCCGGCTTCACGTACACCTTTCCAATGAGATGGTACAAGAACGTGTCCTTAAGGTGGGAGAATCCGACATCTTGATTAGAGTCCAAGCGATGAGCATTAGGATTCTGACGCTTGCGCTCAGCACGATCCTCTGCTGAGAGAATGCGTTCACCGAACTCAAGAAGACCTGATGTGATTCGGTGTTGACCCTCGAACAGAATGTAAGGTCGGTTGTGAATAAGGATACGTGCCAGGCGACCGGGAGGGACAGTGATGATGTTGATCGGCCCTGCGAGAATAGCGGGACATGTCTGTTTCACACGCTGAATGAACTCGAATGTCGGGTCATCGAACATATGAACGCCGACAGCGTGATTGTCACCAGGCTCCAGCAGAGAGTACTGATCGTTAATCTTCACGACAACGTACTCACCGGGGTGTACACGCACGATGTGAGCACGGTTCATGTAGGTGATGTAATCCTTGACAACAGAGTGTCTTGTGGTCTTACCTCGCCAAGGATTGTACTCCAGGTGCATACCTGGCTTTAGCAGACGAACAGCCTCGTCAAGATCGGTGACAAAACCGATCTCACCCTGATGAATACGCTTGTATCGGTGAGCCATCCACCAGGTACCAACACCAGTAATACCAATTAGTCCGCACCAGAAGTGCTTCCAGCCTTTCTGAAGGAAGTTGCGTTTGTGTACCCAACCAAGCTCAGTTGCTTTGCGCATGAACTCACGCGCGTACTTCTCGTCATTCCCACCAGCACCGTCTGTCACAAAATCGGGTTTGCGGAAGAAACGAGCATCAATCCCTCTCACCTCTTCAGGGATAGGGGGCCACGACTTGTCCGTTTTAGGGTTAGGAGCACGAAGATTAGGATTACCAGTACCGATATCCTTGAGAAAGTTTGCGGCTTGATGGAACTCATCGTCAATTCCATCACCCTCGATCTCGGGATCAACCCGAGGAAGGACGGTTGGATGTGACTTGGTTTTCATCTCGATAGAAGGAGGGGAAAGTGAGGGAGCAGAAGGATCTGTGTTAGTGGACATGTGCGGGATGAGTATAATGCCCGAATCTGTTTAAATCTGTTTTTGAACTCGGGAATCAAGTGTAAAATGAAAAAAACAACGAAAAAATCTTAGGTTATGTATAGGTATCTGAGATGTCTGCTAAGAAAACAGCCGAAGCTGCTCTTGCGGTGTCAGAGGAGGCGCTACAACGTGTTTACGCGATGCAGAGAGGTAATCCTGTCTTGTTACTTGCTGTTGTTGTCGTCCTGGGTTATTTGTTCTACATTAACTACTACGTAGTCAAGGATCCTAACAAGTCCGCTTACGTGCTCAGTATGTACCACAACGCGAACCTGAGAATGGGTATTATCTCTATCCTTGTTCTCGGAATGTCTGGGGTGTTTGGACAAGGGTTTACACATCTGTCTGCTATTCTCGGTTTCGCGTATGTCACCTCGTACGTAACAGTGAAAAATCTGTCAGAAGGAATGGAAGACACACCTAAGGATCTTGGAGACGTGAAACTTTCCCATTTACATAAGAAGCTGTCACAGGTCGCTGAGCAGATGTACAAGAACTCTGACATGGCGAAACAGCATGTTGACAAAAGAGAGAAAGAAAAAGCAATGGCTAGCGCCGCGCCAGTACAACCTGACGAGATGCCGGTCAAGGAGTCAATGGGCAACATGTCCAACTATCCTCTGTCACACCCTGATCCACGTTGTACACCATGCCCGAACGGATCAAGGATGCCCTTCAACCCACGCCCACACGAGCCTGACTCACCTCTGATGGGTATCGGCAACGATAGACTTCCACCTATGGGTGTTGACTTTTTGTCAGCACCTCCTGGTGTGTACTCGCAGTCTCAGATCGCCTACGAGATGGGAATGTCGTAAGACAGAAATTAAAAGCGCGTTTGACGCGGTTGTCTTAAAAAGAAAGAATAACTCTCGGTAGTAAGAGTCTAATTCTGATGAATCGTTCTAACGGATTAGTCAAGTCAAAACCACTCTGGTCATCAAATGGCACAGGTCGATCTGTTCTGGGGTGGAGAATCCCGGAGCCTATTTTCGCGGTTTTCTTCATTCTGGTCGTTCTGGCATTAGCCAAGGACGAGAATGTGGTTTCGAAAGTTAGAGAGAATAAGTCTGTACAAATAGCGCTCGCTATCCTTGTATTATACTGTATTTATAATAGAGCTCCTTGGAGCTTAATGTTTATCATAGGTTTTATAGCCTCTGTTTGTTTCACAGATATTCTGACAGATGCGAAAGGAACGGTGGAGAAAATCTGGGGAGGAGTCTCCTCTCAGATTCGCAAAGATCACCAGAGTCAAGACCCTGCTCTCATGCGAATGGGCGCAAGAGTTCTTGGTATCATGAACAATAATAAGGTTCCACCAAAAAGTATTCTCAAGAGATCCAACGAGAAAAAGGTATCCTTCGACGATGTTGAGTCAGAGGGGGATGAAAGCGAGTCAGACTCTGATGATGAGATGTGTTCGAAGGTATCTCAAGCGTTCGGTTTCTCTGACGTTGAGAGTGACACAGAGGCAGAGACAACTGATAACGAGACGGAGGAGGATCAGGAGAGAAGGAAGGACGATCTTCTAAGTTTTATGAACACAGTTAGTGCCACGGGACGGAAACAAAAACCACAGTAATTACATACGGACTGAGCATATTGGAGACAAAATGCTGGAAGCTTTGAGTACCTCACCTCTTCTTGCGGGATGTGTTATGTTGATGATGAACTTGGGAGGCAAGTACGTGATTCTTGATATCCCGAAAGGAATGGACGCTTTCTTCGCACACCCGTGGGTTAGGAAGTTCACAGTGTTCTGTATCGCTTTCATGGCGACAAGATCTATTAAGACAGCTCTGCTTCTGTTACTTCTGTTTATCTTACTATCTCGATATCTTCTGAATGAGAAGTCAAAAAGTTGTATCCCAGGTATTCGGGAGAGAGTTGAGGAGGCAATGGCTGAGCAGAAACGTCTGAAGAAGGAGCATGAGGATAGAGTTGACAGAGTTGATAAAGGTAAAAAGAAAGCTGAGTAAGGTGCGTTCTTCTTTACAGAAACAGTTCTTGGTATGAGTAAATTGAAATGATTGGTAATCGTTTTAATCACTCGTCCTTCCCACAACCGACCGGTTCGATCGGACGCAGGAAAAGATCAAGAGATCGCTCAGCGAGACGCCCCCTTCATGTGTCAAAGATGCGTCGTCCTGCTTCAAGCTCCTCAGACTCCTCGGATAATGAAGCCGAGTTTGGGGGAGCCAAAGTCCCACTTGAGGGGATCGAACTGCTCCTAAACAGGGATAAGGTGCCGAACGATTTAGGTAAGAAGATGGATAAAGAGACTAAAGAACATGGAAAAGAACATGGAAAAGAACATGGAAAAGAACATGGAAAAGAGCATGAACGTCCACAAGCGCCACCTGCTTCAAGATTTCTTCGACCCGACAGACGAGAGAGAGGTTCGAGGCCATCAGGTGGTGCTGGTGGGCTTATGGCTGAGTTGGATGATGTTATCTCTGATGCCGAGTCAGCAGTTGACAGTTCTGACCGCCGTCGTCCTCGACGTCGCCCACGTTTCCGTCGTAATCGTGACAGGGATCGCGGGAGTCACCCACCTAAGGCTTCCTTTTTCCCGAGCTCGAAAGGTGCCTCACCACCCACACCTCCACGAGAGAGATCTGATGATGAGGAGTCAGTAGGCTCAGACATATCTGTTTCATCTGGTGATGTTCGACATGCATCTGGTTCTGACCTTGAGTCGATCTCCGAGGAGTCAGGTGACTCTGGCTCGGACTCCGGAGATGACCGCGACACGGAGTCCAGAGCGGATGGCGACTCTGGCTCTGAGTCAGAAGAGGAGGATCTTGGGGAGAAGCAACGCCGTTGGCGCCCACCTTCTCACATGTCCAGAGAGGAGATCCTGGCAGAGAAGGAGCAGTTACTGTACGATTACGGACGTTTGGCAGAGAACGGTTACCGCACAGGTATTCGTCTCTCCATGAAGACACCTTTGGAGACTCTGAGAGCCGAGGTGTTTCGTCTGAAGAAGTTGAGAAGTGTACAACGTTCGATCAGGTTCCAGCGTAAGATGCTAATATCTGTCACTTCCGGTCTTGAGTATTGTAACAAGAGATTCAACCCTTACAAGTTCGCACTTGATGGATGGTCTGGCGAAGTTCTGGATAATATCGGTGATTACGACGAGGTGTTCGAGGAACTTCACGATAAGTACTCTGACTCTGTACAGATGGCACCAGAGCTGAAACTTATCGCGATGGTTGGTGGCTCCGGTCTGATGTATCATTTGAGTAACACTCTGTTCAAGTCGAGCACACCGCAACTGAACGATATTTTGGCAAGCAACCCGAATATCATGTCGCAGATTCAGGGAGCGGCTCTTAACCAGATGGCTTCTCAGCACTCTAACGACCCTATCTTCGGAATGATGATGGGTGGTCTTAACATGCAACAACAACAGCGAGCACAAGGTGGACAGACATTCTCTCAGGCAGGTGCTGAGCCCGCGCCAAGAACTAGCTTTGACCGTGCCCAACCAACAAGACCTCAACGTCGAGGACCTCAACCTTCTAACGCCTCTGCTAGTGTAGGAGCCTCTGTCTCAGAGGTTCCATCCGGACAGGGAATTATGAAAGGTCCTGAGGGAGTTGATGATATCCTGGCACAACTTAACGGTGTTGAGGCGTCACAAGCGTCTCTTGTGTCAGATGTCGAGGAGGACGAGGTTCGTGAGGTTACTACATCAAGACCTAGGGCTCGTCGCACACGTAAACCAAAGGCTGATAACGTGATTGACCTTGACATGTAAGTAATAACTCGTCATTCTCTAAGTATTAAAACTATTTCGGCATTTCGTAGAATATCGAAATAGTTTGACAAAATTGTAATCAGGAACCACTACTTATTTCTCAGGAACCAGTCAGTCGCCTGTAAGAAACAGTCTGTTAGATCGTCCTGCTTATTATGATTCTCCAGGAAGCTTAGGTACTCCGGAGCGTCCTCAAGACACATCTTCGCGTATTCAAGACAAAGGATCTTACGTCTTCTGTACCTATCTTTCACACGGTTGTATCTGTCATTCACAACTTGTTCGTACGAAGATCCTGGCCAGTCTGTGTCCACAGTAGGTAGTTTCTCTTTTTGTCTTGCGTTCACGTTTCCTATATGAATCAGAGTTGGCGCTCTATCTGTGCCAAAAGCGTAAGAGAAGTACGAGAACAGTAACATCTGTACCGTCTTCATCATAGGGTTCATCTGCGATGGCTGATTCTCAAGAATGACGTAATTCACGTTAAGAAGTTCTGGTCTGGCATCAAGAGCTTCTTTCATGCGCTTCGCATGATCGAACGGTGTTTTTTTCTTCTTCTTAGGTTTCTTAATAAGAACTGCGTGATCCGGCTTGTGTGTCTTACAGAAAAACTCACGATTACCCACGTGATACTTAGCTTTCTTGTGACACACCTTTCCTTTCTTAGTCTTCTCCTCACAGTACCTCACAGGAAGAACCTCATCCTCATAAAGATTTATGATGTCCCAGTCTCTAATGTAAAACCCATGTTTCGTACGAGTCTGATCCTCGAATCTTCCATCACCATTCCTTTCAAGAATACAGTAAGAGAGATTCTTAATGCCTATGTCCCATGATAGAACGGCCTCACGATCAGCTACGATTTCTTTTTCCTCATCACTCATCGAGTTTCCTGCTAGATAGCTTTCGCAATATTTCTTTCTTTATATGTGGACACGGTTATTTCGCTTTTCCTTTTTTCTTTTTGATCTGAAGGTTCATGTAGTTGAACAACGTGTGTTTCTTGTCGAGAAGTGGTTTGTTTCTACGAATCTTCAGGTTCTCTCTCGCTTTTACCATGCGTTCCTGGTCAACAGGTATGTACGGCTGATCCTTTCCGTATCTTTTTCTGCTGTGATAGTTCTCGTTCTTAGGCGCGACGTACTTCATCTTTCCGAACGCTCTGACACCACCCGGGGTCTGTAGAAGTCTCATGTCCTCAGAGTCTGCGGTGAACGACTGCTCCTCAATCTTAGGAACGATTGAGATCATCGGAGGGTACAAAACCTTGTACACCTTGTGGTGCGTGTGTGTCTCTTTGTATCTCTCACGGAACTCCTCAACCGATAGATGACCACCGAACTTCTGTAGGAGCTCTTGTGGATCTGCCAGAGGAATCTTCTTGGTCGAGTTAATATTCAGAATCTTCTTTCGTAGAAGGTGAAGCAGGTTATATGACTCCCACTTATCATCATCTGTTATATCACCACGAAAGAACAGATGTGCGGCTGCGCAAGAGTAGGAGCAGTAGCATCCTAACACGAAGAAAGTGTCCTTGATCTTCCATCGTGGTACGGATACAGGAGGGCCAGAGAATGGCGCACAACACCATCGACACCAGACAGACGTGCTACGTGGCCACTCCTTACGACGATTCGCGTCAGCAAACTCACACATAGCATCAAGAAGACGGAACTTAACATCAGATGAGTTCTCGTCTTCTGATGGGTCTGCTGTGGGAATATCTGGGTTCTCATCTAGGGATACAGACGGCACGTTCAGGTTGTAAAGACCGATGTCACGTGGGGTGGAGCTGACAGATTGGATCTCCGAGCCTACCTGTCCTGCGAACGTGTTGGATCCTGGAAGCTTCTGAGGGAAGCGAGGCAGTATCTGTGCTTCTGCGTTGTCCCAGGTCGCGTACATACCTCCTTGATCACCTGCAAGTGAGGACCCGACCGGTTCGTACGCTGTCGGGGTTCCGCTGAGTTGAGATATTGAGAGAGGATCCATCTGGATTCTCTGCTCCATATAAGCCTGTATATCGTCTTCTGTAATGCGAAGGTGGAGAATCACGTGGGGCTCAAGATTTCTCTTACGCCCACGTTTCCGGGTCTTATCAACATAAGCGGAGCCCTGTTTTCTCTTAGATTCCGAGCTCATTCTGTGGTGATTGAAATACCACAGACGTCCTCTTTAAGTAGTCTAGAGTTCCTAAAAATCGATTGCGTTCAGCGACGGATTTTTATCTAAAGACATCTGAAGAAAATGGCGTTACGTCAAGCGAATATATCACAATGGCTACAGGATGAGAAGGGAGGTGAGGTGGAGTACGCTTACCCTTACTTCTATCTTAGCTGGAACCCTAAAGATCCTGAGCCTATACACCAGGCGACCTGGTATCGTGAGATACCGACAGGATATCCAGTCGCTTGGAAAAAGACGATTCGAGTCGGGTACAGAGATATATGTCTCTGTTGCTCTCACAATCCTCCTGACTCACCTACTGTGGGAATGTTCTCAGGGACTGTGTACGACAGTTTTTTGAAATCTCATCTACAGAAGGCTGTTAGACGTAAGAACGCCCGAGCAGCGATCTACACAGCTGATCTTCTTCTGGAGATGTCCCCGATACAGCTTCTGCGAAGACTCCCTATTATCGTCGTGGAAGACTCTTTTCTACACGAGGGGTTTAGCACACTGATCTGGATGATGTGCGCTGTATCCTCATGTGCGAAAGTAGGCCAGAACCTGTTTTACTTACATGAGGTACAGAAGAGATGGGTTCTTGGGTTTGTTTACCAGTTAGTATCTGTGGAGTTCAAGGAGGTTGCTCCTGATTCCTGTTACTCCAAGAAAGTTGTGTTCAACAAGTCTCTGGGAAGAATACATGCGTTACCACCTAAAGTCCGTGACCTGGTGTACGCCTTGGAGACAAGAAAGGTGTATGGAGGAATGAAAGGTGATGAGGCTATGCTGTCCGCTTTTCAGAACCACTATATCGATCGTTTCGCAAGAGACGAGTCAAACGGGTGGGATCCCGAAGGACTATGGAAAAGATCATTTTACTCTCCTATCAGACCTGTTCTGTGTAAGAGAACTCCGTTCGGGCAGAACGAGTGGATCTACGCAGGATACGACTTTCACTGCTCTCCTAACATTCTAACAAGATTAGAGGAGGAGTATCCTGACTTCGAGAAGGAGGAGTTCAAGGCGTGTATCTGGTACTGTAGTTCAGGACGTAATTATCATCGCTCTGTAAGTTTCAAAGGACGTAAGTACGTCTCTGTTGTGGATGAGTCAGTACCTCGGCATCTTACGGATCTTTGGAAGAAGATTCGTAAGTTTGTTCGAGGAAAAGCGTGGGGTTACGTGAATCGTATGTTGGAAGAGTTGAACTCTTTGTATCCGGAGTGGATACCGTACACAGAACCCGCGCCACGTGAGCCCGAATCACAGACGAATACGGGCACCACGCAAGATGAGGAAGATCATGAAGAGTACGAGTGCGACGAGGAAGAACGCCAGTACATTGTTTCTCACAGTTAGACTTCTGTTAAGGTTTCTCGCATAGTTTCTGTATCGAATAGACTCAACAACGAAGTTCTCTCTTTCTTCATCAGCAACACTTGGTTTCCTGGGGAGAGGAACAGGCGCAGGTTGAGCTTGTTTGTGTAACTGATCTGACAGAGGTTGACCGTTGTAGTCTATCACGCCGTCTTCATACTTCGAGCTCTCTTTGAACTGTTTATGATAATGTGCGAGTTGGTAAGCCAGTTGAGAGGCTCCTGATGTGGGGCTGTACTCAACTTTGTGTTTGGAAAGATCTGTGGACATCACTAAGACCTATACTCAAAGCTACATTTTCTTACTTGCGTACAAGTTCGACAACACGCTTGTGAGTGACAGTGGTGATCTTCTTGTTTCCGATCTTTACCAGACGAGGCTTAGCAAGCTTCTCGTAACGACCCTTGTAAGGACCGTAAGTACGCTTGTCAGAGCCCCTGCTGGTCTCCTTAAGAGTGAACGTGATAGTGCATCCCTTGCCCATATTCAACTTCTTACAGATGAAGTGGAAAGCCTTCAGAGCAGCGTCCTTAGGCTCCGCGCCGGCGTATCGGCGGTAGTAAGGGTAAGGTCGGCCATTCACATCAACAACCTTGTAAAAGCGCTTGGCGCCACCATGTTGGCGACGCTTGCGCTTAGCAGGAGCCTTGCGCTTGCCACGCTTGCCACCTGTCTGGGCACCACCGGAGTAGAAGCCCTCAATCATTCCACCTAGTTGTGCTAAGTCTTTCTCAAACTGATCTACGGTATAGCCACCTTTCATTTTCGGTACGTTCCGGGATCGTAGTATATAGAGTGACAAGATTTTTTAAATGAGAGTCATCCTGAACTTACCGGAAAATAATCATGACCATCGCCAAGAACGCGATCAGAATCCAAACTGGTTGAATATGCATTCTCGGGTTAACCAGATAAAAATCGGAGAACCCCTCTTTGAGATGAGAGGAGAGAAGTCCAGGTTTTGTTTTACCCACTGTAAAAGCGTGCTTCACCCTATTTCCTCTGATCGCCAAGTTGTTGTGTTCCTTGAGAATCTGCATAGTTGTGTGCTTTGTGTAAGGGTACAGCGTCATCTGTGGAACAAAAGGTTTTCTAGGCCATTCCTGATTAACTATCTTCGCGGATCCACTCGGATGTGAGGAAGGCCAGTGTGGGCGGAAGTTGTCCATGCCTTTCGGAGTGAAACGTCCTGATGCCATCAAAAGTTAATCTCCGTATACTTTTCACTATGTTTTTCGTGTTTTACGACTTCTCCTCCTTTGTGAAAACGTACAGAGAGAAGTCAGGCATCTCCACATCGTTCAGCTCTATAATCTGCTTTAGTCTGAACCCGTGTTTTGTGATGTACTCTACCATCTTTGAGGATGGGGGAATCCAGTACTCTGTCGTCTTGATCTTTGTCGTGTTGTTAGGGAACAAGTACTTCTCACAGTATCTGTACCAGAACTTACGATCTGGATCCTGCTCCCACCAGGCGTCATGGGTGAATGCCTCAAAGTATGTCAGAGCGTGTCTGACATTGTCCTTACCCTTATAGTACTGAGAGAACGTGCGAGGCCCAGGATCCAGCTTCGCGGGATCCAGAACATGAACCGCCAGGTATCCACCTGGAACCAACCATGTTCGGAAGTTGTTAAGGATACGAGAGACGTCGATAGCAGTGTTGTGATTCAGAGTGTCGTGAAGTGCTAGAACATGCGTGAGCGACTTAGGCTTGTAGATCTCTTTCACTGTCAACGACGTGTTCACGAAGTCCACACCGGGATTCCTGATCTTGGCTCGATCTAACATACTCTTCGATATCTCAACACCTTCTATCGCGATTCCTGGTAGATCCTTCCTGATTATCTGGATATGATAACCAGCACCAGATCCTGCGTCAAGAACTCTGGAGTCCTCATCCATCTTTGTGGCTTTCTTGATCTTCTCGATCTCGTACTGGAAAACCGCGTAGTTGTTCATGACTAATTCGAAAAGTCTTGCGTACACAGGGTCACACCTATCGGTGAACACTCGTAGTTTTTTCACGTCTCCTCTTGAATCAGAGAGGGGTTTCGCGGAGAATCCTTCGACAGTCCTTCTTAATGGCTGTAGTTTCACCTCTGTTGTAAGATTCAGGTACAAGGCGACTCCCACAAGAAGAACTAATACGGTGACGAAACAGCGGTAACCGTTCTCCATCTCAACCTGATTGAGGTATACTATTAAGACGTAAAAAATCAGATCTTTAAGGGCTTAAGGATTACCTGTGATAAGTATAACCAACCAGAATGACCGAACAAAAAGACTCAAAATGGATTATAGACTACGTGGAGATGCTAATTGAGGAGGTCAAAAGCGTCCCTAAGGAGCAACGTGATGTGGTCTCCTTCCATCAGTCCATGGCCTCGAAGCACCAGACCTTCTTCGCGAAGTACCCCCATTTACTCACTATGATCTGCGACCAAGCAGAGGATTTCGATCTTGTCCGCTTACGAGAGATGTTGGGACAGCGAGATCAGATTCGCCGAGGCGAGAAAAACCTTGAGGATGCGAACAAAGAGATGGGTCAAAAGTACTTTGACAAGTACGTCTCTCCTCACATCGACTGGGAGAAAGAGCGCGCCGCCCGGCGTCGAGCTGGCCTAGACGACAACGTGGGTCCCGATAAGGGTGATAAGAAGGGAGGTTCAAAAGGGAAGAAAAAGTGATTTAAGAGGGTCTGTCCCTTCAACGGATCCACAAATCTCTTAACGATGTAGAAAAATGGATCTCTTCACTATTTACGAGGATGTTGATGAGGAGACAAAAAAGGAGGAGTTTCGAGAGAGATTTCTTGTAGAGTTCCACCGACTTATTCATTATATGCGAGAGACAGCTAAGGTGCTTTTACAGAGATACGTACACAAGAAACAAGGGGGTGTTTACGCTCCTGACACAGTGATCCCGATGCTGTCGGACAAGGAGCACTCACCTGTTCGGCAGATAAGACTCGCCTGGGAAGAGTCTAAGAACTTTTTACGCGAAGACGAGAAGGTCATCACAATCATTGCTTCCTACTGTGACAGAAACACAGTGGTTAGAGATATCATGTTAGACGAGGTTCTTCCACAACTTAGGAAATTCCCTGTAGACTCTGTCTGATATTCTACAATAAAACCATAATTATGATGTCGTTTTACGACAGGATTGAGCATTCTCAAGCATCCTTCTTACGAAGAAGAGATGCCCAGGAACGTTTCTCATTGGGCTTAACCCTACGAACAGTCATACGAACCTTTGGATATACGGGCTGATCATCTGGATCATTGACCATGTCTGCCCACGAGCTTATCTCGTCGAGGTGGCGTTGTGGGAACGTCGGGGTTGGTTTCTTCGGAACCTTTTCCGTGAGTGGAGACATGACTGTCACGTTCACCTTCTCCTCTGGGTGACCGTATAGGCGCACGCCTTCACGAAGCAGGGATTTGTACGACTGAATCGTGTGGTAAGGCTGAGGGTAGCCACAGAGTGGCACTTTAATATTATCGGTGCGCACAGCCTCCTTGTTGTTCCTCTTAGGGAAGTACTTGTTGAACCACTTGTACTCCTCGAAGTTGGACATCGCGTAAGCGATACCAGAGCCTTTCACGATCGAAAGAAGGATCTTTCGAGACCTACGTCCTAGTTTCTCCGAGCCAAGAGTGGCCAGAAGAGGTGTCTTCGGGCGGTAGAGTACACGTTCCTCCACGTTCAGAGTCTTCGCCTGTGTCACACAGTAGCATTCCTGCTCTGTGTGACGAGACTTGCTCTCCTCGTGTCCACATCTCTGCCAGATAGGCAGGGAGACAGTGTTACTGTTGTACCTCGAGAAGTCCTTAACGGGATTCACGAAGCAGACACCAGTAGTCTGTACCACTCTGAACTGTCCGTCAGGTTGGACAAAACTCATCATGAGATCAAAGACACGCGTAGACGGATGGTCGTACGCGTCTCTCGGAATCTCACGAGGCTTGCTTGTCTTTACATCAGGTGGGTTCAGAAGATTGTCTTTCGTCGTCTGACTAGCGATCTGCCAGTAGAAGAACGGAAGATAGTTCGGGTGAACCGATGCGTTCTCAGTCAGATACTGATGTATCACCTGAAGACCCGGGTACATCTCGTACGGGTTCGGTGTGGGGCACTGATTGGCGAAGATGGACTCTGTCATTGTGTGTATGATAGGACAGAGAGTGTAAAACTCCTGTACCATATCCTGTAACTTCTTCGCGTTGTCTGTGTGATCATCACCAGCGTAGCCGTAAAGCCACGGAATCAGAAAATCCACCATGTTCTCCTGCGCGATCTCGTTCTCCTCGTTAGCAAGATAGTACAGATCGTTAAGAATCTGGATCTTCTTGAGAGGACTGTACTTAAAGTACACTCCCTCTTTCCCCTCTTGAGGTACCAGTGGGTGGTCGTCCATCGCGAAGATGTCTGGCCACCAGTAGTTCATCGTCTGAATGTAAGGGATGATCTCGGTTGAGACCATCGTCTTTATATTACGCACAGATGTGGCTACCAGGTGTGCCTGGGAGAAGGTCATCATAGGAAGATTCTCCTTCAGAGAGTCCATCTCACTTTTCAGAGAGATGATCATCTCCGAAAGGGGAAACTCTTGGGTGAACCCCCAAAGAGTCAGATCGATTAGATCAAAGTACTTCTCAACAAGAGCCTTGTGATCCTCCGTGTAGTCTCGTAGATCAGAGTCTCCAAGTTGAACACCCATCTCCATTGCGTCGGTGATATCAAGGGCGAACTTCTCATTTGCCAGAAAATCATGGGTCTCACAGGTGAGCGTGTACATCTGTCCCATAAGGACAGGAGTCGCGATTCCGTTGAGACGTTCAGCGGACTGCAGAGCAGACAGCATCGTCTCGAGAGACGTCAAAAACGCCTTTACGTTGTCCGAATAGTGCCTCCGTACGGAGGCAAGAAACATGTTGTCTTGAGCACTCATTCTTGTTTTCTACACCGGTATCGGGATTGTATGTACTGCTTTTACATGGTGTCAGGAATCATCTGTCAATTTTTCTCTCGAAAGAATACATGTCCACAGACGTAAGGAGTAAAATGAGAGGAAAAATCGATAAACCGTCTTTATCCTTTAAAACCCTGATCAGGGTTTTAAAGGATAGTAAATAAAGGAAAAGTACGGAAGACATTAAGGCAAGATGCCACGAAAGAAGTACAGCCATTCAGCCTTTTTTAAGGCAGTACGTGCTATCCTGTCACACAGACCATTTGGGAAGGTGATATCCAACATCTTCCAAGATGAGATCCAAGACTTATACAGGAAAATCTCCCGAAGACAACAGAGAAGTGTTCTAGGGTATTTGAGGAACGCGATTCCCTCTTACTACCACATCAACGAGAGGCTTGCGTATCGTGAGGTTACCTCTGATATGTTCAAACTCACTTGTTTGGAGTACAAGGTTGAGGGAAAGGAGTTGGTTCCTGATCCAAAAAGCTACCCAACTGAGACCAACTACAGAATCATGAGAGTATACAAGAGGATCCTAGAGGTTTTGGCCAAAAGGTCACTCCCACGAGATACGGAGTGGGCTCTAGGACTATTTCTACCTGACCCGATGACAATATTCTCGGCATCGGATCCTGCGAACTACTCGTCTTTGTACTCAAGACCTAAATATTTCTTGGCCGCGCTCTTTAGAGCAGTTGTGTACATGATAAACCAACCGACAGATGTCGTCTGGAGTGATTTAGAGAAGGCGCATGGATCAAAGAAAGCAACTCTTCTCTACATAAACCTGATTCTACTCCAGACAAAACGTCTGACGTGGTGGACATACAGAAACGACATCCTTGTCCTATTCACCCAGATATACTCCAACGAGGCAAACAACTGGACTGACAAGGAGTGCCGAGCGATGACATCCGCAATCTACAATACTCCACGCAACTATCTTCTCGAATGTTTGGTCAATCGAGAAGCTAATTTGTCATCAGGGAAAGCGATTCTCATGAAGCTGAGACCGTGCTACTTGAGCGCATGGCGTCAGTTCGTTCTAGGAACCGTTAACACTGAGTTCTGTCAGGATATTTCGTCAATGATCTCAGAGTTCTTGGATATGGGTTAGTTAACTACTAGTAAGCCCAAGATCTATACGAGTAGTTGCCATAGTAAGGAGAGTTCGTGAAACTCGCAGGCCATGTGCCTTTCCCAGGACAGTAAGGGTAGCCGTTTCTGTAGTAGTTGGGGTACACTGGGAACATTGGTGTGAACATGTAGTAAAAAGGGTAATAAGAAGGTCCCCACATCGGTTGAAAAGGGATCTTACCTTGGAACCTCTCTTTGAGAACTACAGGAGTGACATACGTATAGATCAACCATGTAACCAGAAAGAGCACAAGTATGACAGGTACACACTGTAACATCGTGTTATATCTTAGTGGGGAAAATACAGATTCATGTACCAGGGAGCGTAACCAGGCCATGCGAAAGACGCCTGATCTAAGTACAAGTTCTCTCTAGGAACACATCTTCCTGGCCAGTTTCCGGGTCCTGATGTCCACGTACACATCGGACACTTCGCGCACGTGACAGGATCATTCGTCTTCAGACCACACAGAGAAACGACGTCAGGAGAGCAGTAGGCGTAACACTCCGTCTTGCCCTGACATCCTTGGCAACATTGACCACCTGGTACTGGCTCATTTACGTCAAACATCTCATTAGGTTTCTTCAGAACGTAAATAACAACAAGAATAACTATTGTGACAAGAGCTATTTGTTCCCATGATCTACTAAATACTTTTTGGATCTCTCCCATTAGCTCAGCAAGCATATTCATCCTGCTATCTCTTAAAAACCTAAAGTTTTTAAGAGGACTAAGCTCCGAAATGGAGCGATGCTCCATCTTTAAAGACCTATAAGTTGGTTTATATAATCGGTTGGAGAAAGGAAGTTCTGTGAACTTCCTTTCTCTCCACCTTTAAATATACCTAACATAGGTCTTTAAAGGATATTATCACTGTTGAGAAGGATTAAGAATAGCATGATTGGAGATAGGCACGTTGGCCTTCATGAGACCTGACTCATTAGCGACTGTGTTAATACACATCTTCTCTCCATCTACACCCTCAAAAGGGTAGTCACATGGATTTCCATGTAGATGTTCGATAGGGAATGACGCACCGTGCTTGTAATCCCATTCGGAAGCATCGTCATCATTCAGACTCCAGTCAGTTCCGGAGAACCAGAACAGGAAAAGAACTACAAGAAACAGAAGAACCCAATGGCTCGAAGAGCCTCGCGAAGCTAAAGACTTGTTCATCTCTATCCCTTATATCTTTATCAAGAACAAAACTCGAGATTCCACGGTCTGTTAATCTCGAAAGCCGCTTTGTGTGGCTCTATGTCGTACTCGTCTGCGATGACACCAAGTTGTCTACTCTGACACTCCTCACCAATCTCATCCCACTCGCAGTAAGGACACTGAGTACATGCGTCTTTGTTCTTCGTGTGACATCTTGGTCTGTACCCCTGTGAGAAAGCCAGACATCTCTCATTCTCATCATCCCAACATCCTGGTACGCACTCACCACCTGAACGTACTGAGTGTGCGTGTTCTAGATAAGACGGTGCGGAGTCAGGGAGGTCTCTGAAGTGTTCCTTGGTGGTAAAGAACCAGTAAAGAAACAGAAGAACTAGGACAACCCCAAGAGAAACTGTGTACTTCCCATGCTTCATCTCGATATTCTGGTCTAGTTTATCCCTTAAAAACCTAAAGTTTTTAAGAGGACTTCTTTAAAGACCTATAAGTTGGTTTATATAATCGGTGGGAGAAAGGAAGTTCGCAGAACTTCCTTTTATCCCACCTTTAAATATACCTAACATAGGTCTTTAAAGGATACTGTTTGTAAGGAAAGAAAGAGTTTCATGTCTCGATTTCTTCATATTCGTAACCGTATTTACAACCTAAGTTATCTTGTCGAGGCTTCTTTGGAACAAGGAGAGTTTCGTGAACAGGGTGGTGACATTATTCATAACTGGGCAGTAGTTCTTTACTTTAACCATCCTGATCCTACAAGAGTCGAGGTGATTCTTCCTTTTCGTAATCATGACGAAGGAGCTGCTCTTATTCTTCATATTCTGGCTATCACTGGTGAGCTTTTCGATATTGACGATCTTGATGAGATGGATCAGGATAGGTCAGATGTGGAGGAGATATAAAGTGTTTACACATCTGGCATATCAGTTAAGATGTCGTTTCAACACATTATCCAGCGAGGTGCGCAGTACCTCAATCTGAATCATATGGTGCGTTCACAAGTTATTCGCCACACGAAAAGCAACGGCTGGAAAGCTGTTATACATATGAACTCCTCTCCTAAGTACGTCTCTTGGCGATTCAAGAATCAACAAGACGCACATAGGTTCGTACAGGAGGCTATCGAGGAGGCGAGAACTGGTCAAGTCTACAGGAAATACTTAGATGAGATAAAACATCTTGATTAGTATAAAAGATGCCTTTTCTTGATCTTGTCTCCATTCTCTCGAACTTTAACATCGTTGGTTCTGCTATCGGTATTTCAATTGGTATGGCAGCCAACGATCTTATCAAGAGTATCGCCGAAGGGATTATTCTACCGTTACTATCAATCTTCATCAAAAGAGGAGATTTAGAAGGTAAAGTGATAAAAATAGGTAGTATAAACCTTCAGATAGGTAACTTGATATCAAATCTTATCTACTTTGTTCTTGTTGTTATCATCGTTATTCTTATTCTGAAGTACCTAATAGGAGGTCTTGTTCAGAGAATTATTGATCATAAATCTCAAACAAATGAAGAGTTACTGAGATATGAGAAACAGTCTGCGAATCATCTTAATGCTTTACGCAACTGGAACGTACCTCTATGACGAACTCATTAATCTCAGTGTAGATATACAATGGAGACTCGGGAGATGGACAAAAATCTGATTAAGACCCATTTACAGAAGATTGATCTGATGATAGAGATGTTAGAGAGTGAAGAGAAGGAGATACGTAAACGGGAGTCTGATATTATTTGTGACCTTGAAGGTCTTTACAGAAAGAAGGATGAGTTACTCACTCTTCTTTCTGGTTCTGAGTTTAGTGCTTCTTTACTTGATGAGGACTGGGATATTCACGGAACACTATCGTTACGATCCAAACTTCTCGACAAAGCGAATGAGGACGCTAAAAAGCAAGTTCGCGTCTCTCGAGAAGAGATGATAAATGACTGGAAGAAGAAGTCAAAAAAGTCAAAAGAGTCAAAAGAGTCGAGGAAGTCCAGAAGAAGAAGGGAGGAAGAAAAGGATAAAAGACCGAGTACACCAAGACGGTCAGACGTTCGATTCAGAAAGTGATCAGAACAGAAGGTTCAGATGGTGATCCGAGTGTTTACAAAAAAGAACAGCCGGGTCTTCATGTTAAGGAGATGATGTGACGAACCTGTCAGTGATAGCTACAGTGTCCTTATCTCCGTTACCATAGATACAACTTACTCTCTCTGGTTTCATCTCGGTCGAACACAACCCGACAAAATAAATAAGTCCTAAAGATCTCCCTTGAATATTAGCCTTGATCTCTCTGATGATAAGATATCGAGAAATCGCGAATTCATTGATAAGACTCGCTATTTTCTGAGGAAATGTTGCTTCAACACAAATACTTGTCATACACCTAAAGGAAATATCTTCTATGTTATTAAGGCAGAAACCTCATGGATTGTGGAAAGTTGATTATCATAGACTGGGATGACACGATTCTCTCGACAACGCATCTTAACTCTCTCGGTTATCGAGCGTCTAGAAAGTTTAGCATTGATTCAAAGATGAGAGATTCGTTGGAAAGGTTAGAGAAGACGGCGATTGAGTTGATAAAGTTGGCTAAAACATGTGGGACTGTATGTATTGTCACTAACTCCGAGGAGGGTTGGGTAGATCTGAGTTGTAAACTTTTTGTCCCCAACCTTCGTGACCACATCAAAGACATCGACATCATCTCCGCAAGAACCAAGTACGAGAAAGTGTATCCTATGAAACCCAGTCTATGGAAAGTCGCCGCTATGCAAGACTGTGTGAACAAATGGTTTAGATCACCAGATGTTATCACAGACTTCATATCTTTCGGTGACTCTTTTGGAGATCGCCATGCCGCTCATATAGTAGGCAAAGACCTGGCCATATCCACTACAAAATCAGTCAAGTTCTCAGACTCACCAACTACCGAGCAGTTAGCACATCAACAAGAACTTGTTCTTCATACTTTCCCTCATCTATGTACACATCCGAAAGACTTGGATCTTATGCTAACGATCACTTTGAAAGCTTAATCACGTCCTTTTAGGACTCTTGTCTGGAACTCTTGCCAGGCTTTGTAGAAAGACTTTGTACCCATTGACTGATTACAGAGAGCGCAGACAGGGAATAAGTTATCCACGTTCATCCCACCACCTTTCGCCTCTGCCAGGTCATGTCCACAATGGAAGTCCTCGATTCTCAGAGTACGCTCTCTACAGATAGGACAGAGCTCCTTACGAGTGTTAGCTCCCATGTAACGATTCCACACAGCAACACGAAGTGCCTGCGGGATTCTCTTCTTGACGTAATGAAATCTGTTTGTCACGTTGTAGATACCGAATAAATGGAAAAGCCATTTGTAAGAGTTAAACATACCAACGTAAAACCCACCTTTCTGTCTTGCCTTAGTCATATGGTTCATAATGGAGACAGATGTGTCGTGGGGTGACGACACGAAAAACTTCCAGTTCTTTGTTTTTAACTCATCATTGTACTCCTCAATCTTATGAATAATTTCTGTGTTGTCAACAGGCCCTTTCTTCTCGAGAATACCTAACAGTTGACCAATTTTCTCTTGGAATGAGTCACGATGAAGATGTGGTCGAAAACAGCGTCTTGATCGAGAGTTAGAGAAGATCCTAGGGTACTTTTCAAGGAAGTACTTCGCGATCATATGTACCGATGTCAGATCGATGCCCTCTGGCATATCCGGAATAGGCACGACATTGTTAATGATCTTGAACAAAGCTCTTGCTTCCTCATCGTTCTTCACCTCTATCTCGTTACATACGATGTTACAGTCAAACTTACACTCATCGTACAACTTCTTGTATATCTGAAAACGATGATTTCCGTCCAGTAACCATTTCTTGTCCTTCGACTTCACAATGATAAGACATCCTGGCAGAAAAGGTTCCTCTCCTCTCTCAATAACAACCTTAATCTTCTTGAAAATCTCATTGACTCTCTCCTTATCAATAATTCTCTGGTACTGTGGCAACGCAGGAATCACAGTCAGTAGTTGTGACAGAGGCAGGCGGTAGTACCGCTCTCGATTCGAACGTTGAAACTCCATCGCTATACTCTACGAGACAGATTTAGAAATTGAACGAACCGGAATATCCGGAGAGGGTGCTGGTGATGCGTTCTTAAGAGCGAGAAGTTTAGTGGTAATATCGAACACCTCCTTAAAATTAGTTCCTTGTCCTGTTCTTTTACCTTTCCCGTCAGACTTTCCGACAAGAGACTCTCTGCGTCTCTCAAGTCTTTTGATCTCAGAATCAATCTTTTTGATTTCGGTGGCGTTCTTCAGACTCGTGTCGACCTGAATGATTTTAGACTCGCTCATTGTTCTGTTCTATTCTATAATAAAGAGAACAGAATGGGATGTCACTGTTCTAAAGAGGAAGATAGTTTTGTCATAACAGATCCTGGTACACGTTACGATGTAGAAGGGCCGACACAGGCTAACCCGTTTCTGCCTTGTAAGACAGAGACGGCTCAACAATGTTTAACATGTGGACGTATGGTCTCTCGACGTAGTTTCGAGAGAGGAAAGATCCGGTCAAACGAGTGTAACGACTGTTTTGACAGAAGATTAAGAAGATGGCAGAGAGAGTGGTACGAAACAGAAGGACGAAGACAGATAATGATTCATAAGGCGCTTGGCAAGCACAAGACTAAAGTATCAGAAGGTACTCAGACCTAAACGTAGATCTGTACCTTATCGTTGAGAGACAACTTGAACTTCCTCACGTTGTCTGTCACCATAAGAGACTTTGATTTCACCTCCAGTATTTGGAGAATCTGAATCTTCCTTTTCTTCACGTTGTGCGCAGGTGATGTGACACGCACAACTTGTTTCTCTTTCAGCTCTTGTGGTTGTGTCAACTTGTACTTCTTCAGGTAAGGCCACAAATCCTTGTCCTGCTGGATCACCTGCTCTGTATCCACCTTCTCGTCCACAGGTAACAAGTCAGCGTAGTAAACACGATCTGACGCACGTGTCGCCGCGGTGTACAGAGTCCTTGTGTACTGCGATATTGACTTGGACTTTATACAGTTCGCGACGTTACGCGCGTCTATGAAGGCGTACCTGTATGTTGATCCTTGTGACTTGTAGATCGTGAGAGCGTATGAGTACTTCAGTGGGCAGTTAACGTATTTACGTACGTCCCAGTACAGTGACCAGATATCTGACTGAGAGAACCCTGTGTCAAAACGCATATTGGACTTCACTCTCGCTCTGGCTCTTCGCATATAGTCCTTGAATCTAGCCTCGTCGTCCTCATGTATCACGTTAAAAGTGTATGCTGTCCCGTTGTAAACAGCCTCGATCTTATGAGTCTTGAAGACAATCCCTGGAAAAAACTCCTTTAGTTTCCTCTTCTCTTTCAGAGAGTATCTGTCAAGGGTCTCATTGATAGATACCTTGGACTCCACAGAGCTTATCACCTCCACCTCGTCGTTCGTGTAGAAGTACACCTCTGAACGTGGAGCGTGTTTGTAGATTCCACGAAAGATCAGAATGTCACCGTCGGAGAATCTCGGTGCGTCCTTCCCGAACATCAGCTCACGTGCTAGCTTGTTGTAAGCATCCACGCTCGAGTTGGAGTAAGACAGAATCTTGTCCTTTCTCGGATCAAAGTGTTTACGTATGTAACTGTGTAGCCGATGTGTGCGTTTGAAACATCCTTGACGTTCTAATTTGTCCGGAATGTACACTTTACGCTTGTCGACAAAATCTCTAAAGGTTTTGTACATCTTGATCATACACGCGGACTTTGCGCGAATAATCTGTGAAAGATCAACACGATTTCGAATATCTCTGATCACCTTACTCGTTTTCTCTCCGACTGGTGGCAACTGATGGTCATCACCCATTACAACAACAGACAGGTTAGGCAACCTGTTAATGACATACTCTTTCAGATCCTCCCAGTCCTCCACAGAGATCATAGACGCCTCGTCAATGAAAAGGTACCGAAGGTTTCTCAGGTTATCAAGGTTTACATGTGTACGAAAGCTTGAGTTACCCTCCTTGTCATAAACAGGCTTCTGCTCGAGGAATCTCGAGATAGTCGCGAACCATATCGATCCAGGTTGGTAAGTGTGATTACGCAACATACGTTTTGTGATTGAGAACACCTGAGAGCTGATAATCTTCTTCGCCTTGTGCGTAGGAGCGATCACACATATTCTCTCGTTCTCCTGAAGGTTACGTAGAAGAGATCCTATGAGAACAGATGCTACATAGGTCTTGCCAGCTCCGGCTAAACCATGTAGTAACATCACTCTGTCCTGAACAGGAAAGTGTGATGGATGGAGGAATCCCAGTATCTCATTACTTAGATCATCATAGAAGTTTCTCGAGATCGCATCCTTGTAATCCTCTACAGGTCTGCTATTCTCGACAAAACACGCTAGCTTTTTGTACACTTTACGTTGATCCTCCGTAAAGGACTCGTGAAAACGTGTTGGTGCTGGCACCATCTTGTCCACTTTGCTCTTGTACCCTCGGATCTCCTCACGAGGTTTGAGGAAAATCTTAGAGCCAGACATCAGTCTCTCGAAAGCGTCCATGATTGCGCTTTGTTAACTATGTACTTGGGTTGCTTTATCCCATTAATATTGAGTATTTAGTTGGTACTCTCTCTAAGTTTTCTTAATTGTTTCTTGTTTCTTCGCCAGAAGTCTGTCAGCTTGGAACGGTGTACATTCATCTCCTTCGCCAGATTTGTCTGATTAGGTTTTATCTCAGAGTTCTTCAACTCCTCCAGAGCCTCCGCTATTTTCTCATCATGTGATCCCTTGATATCCCAAGCGATACCCATATGCCAAGGACGTCGCATGTGCGTGAGGTTGATAGCGGAGTAGTGTAAAGCAGGGTTGATAGAGTTCTCGCCCAGAATGTGAGAGACGTACGCGATTCTGCTAATGTTACCACGATCAAACGCCTCGGTACAGATCGCTGCGTAGATAGCTCGGAAGTTATGAAGGTTCTTGGCACCACCGTACTTCGCAGGGTACTTCTTCACATGTTTCAGGATATTTCTGGTCTTATTCGCGATCTGCTTCGGGCTTAAGTTCTTGGACTCAGGATTCAGGTAAGCCTTTGAGCGATCCCACGCGGTTTTCACCTCAGGGTATCTGGCCAGAAGTGGGATCTCGTACGCAGGACGGTGAAAGTCTGTTCCGGTCTTGGACTGCCCGGAGAATCTTGCGTACCACTCGCCAGACTTGGACTCGGAGATAGACCCTTGGTTCGCCACCTCGTTCACACGTCTACCTGTCGTCAGAAGTACAGCAGGAATGTACTCTGTCGCCTTGTCTGATTTTAGCATAGGAATCATCGTCTTAAATAAAGAGGCGACGTTAACCTTCTGGGACTTCTCGTGCTTTTTCTGTAGCTGTTCGGCGGCCTTCTTCCTTCTCTTCTTGGAGTCCTCACGTGAGATCGTGAGTTTCTCCACGTAGTCAGGGACGACAGGAACTGCTACTACTAACTCGTCGACTTCCTCACCGTAAAACGAGTCACCCTTGCGAATCTTCGCTTGAACCTTCTGCTGTTTCCACGGATTCAGAGAATGAAACGCGTCAAGATGACGTTTGTGTTTCGGGTACAACTCGTTCAACTTACGCATACGTTCGGAGTACAGAGCGTCACGCCTTCCTGACGCCAGATAAGCACGCTTAATTTGAGAAAGCTTAACAGGACGTGATGACTCAGAGTACTTATCGTAAACATTCTGAAGAACACGATAAGGCTGTTTTGCGTCAAGAAACTCAAACTGGTCGGTGATAAAATCGCCCATCGGATTCTTTCTTCTATATTAATCGAACGAAAATAGTTTTACCACTGTCAATAGTGTTGTACAAAATTATCTGAAGTTTTGTACAACCCTAACAGACGCGAGTTGCTTACTTGTGTTAATTATGGGTTTGAAACGCGGTGATTTTCACCAAGGGATCATGAACAAAAATCTTGTTAATTTGTTCACAGGATGGTACACCAACCACCAGAATCATCTGATTTTGGAAGCTTAATAGGTATAAGTTCCCATTCATTTGCTTTTTGTTTGACCAACGCCTCTCTTTGTGCAAGTTTACCTCTTATCATCTCCTTTCTAGCGTTCTCTAGATTTTCATTATTCTCTGCAGGTGGTTGTATTGTTGTGCCATATTGGCTTCCTCTGCCTTTAATAACGAAATTATTGGGAAGTATTCCTGCTTTTAACGCTCTATTATGCAGAACTTTTGCTCTTCTTCGAAGAAAGGATGATTCTGCGGATTTTTTCTTAGCTTGATCTTCAAGAGTATTCGCTCCGTTGATATCTCCTTTTCTTCTTTTTATCTTGGCACTTGCTAGAAGAGAGGAAGCTTGTCTTCTAACCTGATCTGACTCATTATGTAGCTGACGGATGGGTCCTCTTAATGCAGTTTCATAGCCCACTGTTCCTTTTACTTTTTTGGACACATTTGTTTTGTAGTTACTGAAATCAGTGTTGTATGCATCTTGTCGCTTTCGTAATGCTTCGTAGTTCTTATCTTGCACACCTTTTTTATGAAGATTCTGTTTGAGGAAAGCTAAATGAGTTTGGATATTCTTGCTCGCGTAAGGAAGAACAGAATCCTTTGTTATAAATGTATGGAGCTGTTTGTCCATTCTATATCCTTCACTATCACAGGCTTCGTCTATCTCACATAGAGAACACTGATACATTAGTGACTTCAGAACCTTTCCGGTAGGATCTGCTACACCATGAAAGATAAGACTTGCAGTTATCTTTCCTCCTTTGTAAACAACTTTAGCTCCGTAATTGTTGAAGATCTCTGGATTGAACTTCACTTTCTCTCCAAAGAACTGTTTCTTAGTTCCAAGAGTTTGGAACAGACCCTTTATCATACCACCGTGAGTAACAACAAGGACATTGGTGTTAAGTTTAACCTTACCTTTTTTTGCATGGTTATCAATGTACCAATCAATAAACTGCCTTAGATTCCCTTCTTCTGTGTAAAGAGGAGGGTAACCCGTATTACAGTTTTTTACAGGGCAACTAATATTAAATGCCTTGATGTCGTTAGTTATGGATCCAAGCTCGTTCTGAATAGACGGGATGGCTTTTAGTATGGGGTACATATGAATAGGAAGCTTGTCTTTGTTCTTCCTTAACCTAACTTGAGAGTACTTCGAAGATGTCACAAATGCTTTAAAAGTATCAAATCTTTCGAGGTTCTTGCCGTAAGTAAACGGCATATCTGTAATAAACTCAAGAGCGTGACCACCTTCTCGCAAGTAAGGAGCGACAACGAACTGAATGGAAGTATCAGGGAACATACATGCTGCCGTCTCCCATGTTCGAATTAAAGGAGAGCAAAAGAATCCGTCAAACTCTGAGAGTTCAGGGATTAACTTGTTCTGCGTGACAAATTGTCCTGCCATGATACTGGTCGCGATTCCCCAGTTTGTGAGATGAGGATCTTTGAACGTGATATCTCCTTTTTTGAGTTTACCTTTACGAAGCATGAGAGATCTTCGGAAGTAATCTGCACCGATTTTCTTGTGTCTTGCCATGTTGGCACATGAGTATCCATGCCGAAAGAACCAAAAGGTGAATGAGGTCTCTCGCTCTTCACTAATGGAAAGTTTCGACTTTCCTTTTGGTAAAACCATTGTCGGAACTGTGTTTGTATTACTATTTTTATTCGGAGTTTTCGGTATTCTTTTGTTGTATTTAAGATAATTCAGAACATCTTCGTCGCTTAATTTAGCTTGGTGTCTGGGCGGTGGTAGGGGCCTTCGCTTTTTTTTAGCAGGAGGAACTTTATTCCTCCTTCTTTCTTTCACTAAAAAAGATGCTACAGGAAGACCTCCTTTCTGAGGTTTACTTTTCCTATTCTTCTTGGATTTATTTGACATATTGTCCTTAATACTATTCATCCGATAATCCTCAGACAATCCAACCAGCATCCTCCTCAGGGTAAGTGTCGTACACAGAGCACTCAGCCTGAAGCTTATCATGGATATGAAACCCAGCTTCCTTCAGCTCTGCGATCACCTCATCCTTTTTCTGTATCGCCTCATCTCTTGTTCCGTGTGATAGCCTCAGAGTGATAATCGGGTACTTCGTCTCACCACTGGTGCTCATGGACAGGCCTATGTTATCACGAAAAGGTAGCTCTGTGGTCTCTTTCCACGTAGCCAACTTTACGAAATCCATCATCTTATCGATGGCTATCTTGAAGTGAAACTCCCAGTAAACACCTTTCTCGCCTGTGAGATAAGTGTCCTCGAACTGAGAGTTCATCATCATCGCCTCTGCTTTCACACGAACTACGTCGAACTTACCATCCTCGATCTCAGAAGCTATCTCATCCGCATGTGCTATCGCCTCTGTAACCGTCGGACGAGAGCACCATTTACCGATCATGTTCTGTACGGGATTCTCACCTTTGTCGTTCACGACACGAATGGACTTCCATTTGTGCTCCTTACAGAACCAGACCCAACGGATCTCATCAATAGGAGAGTTAAGATTGACAGAAACGTGGATTTCGTAAAGTGTTGACATGCTTGCATGTTAGAACTATGGTAGGTCTTAAGCCGTTTTCTGACCAAGGCCTCTTCCCAAATATTCGATATTCTCGAGTTTTTTTGATATTTTTGACTTCTATCTAGTATTTCTCTTTCAGCCTACGTCTCATTGAATATTCATCAATTTTTTTTGCTGAGTGGCTCAATAGTCGTCACCACAGCTTCCACATCCTGCCATGGCGTTGGTGAAACCTTCGGCAGTTGGGTCAGCGTACGGGCATCCGTCAGAGAAGTTTTCGCGCATGCGGTAACGGCCTCCACAGCCGGCGCTGAACGCGCAGTTCTCCAGGAAGATCAGGAGAATGGTCACGGTAAAGAAAAATCCGAGAAGTGCTCCCAGTAGACGTTCCATCGTTCTATGATGTACAGAATAAAAAAATCAGAACAATACTCTCAGAAAACATCGAGACGTCAGCAGAAAGAACAATAAAAAAAGTGATCAATTCCTATAATATTTCACTGAATCCCAATTAGTTATCAACATGGAAACGTCTGCTGATATGTTTCAGGAGATAAAGGAGAGCCTGAACAAGGAGGAGAACTTTGTTCTGGAGTTCCAGGATCAGCCAGTTGAGTACAGTGATACTAGCTCAGGATCCGACTCAGAATCTTCTGATTTTGAGTCAGACTCTGACTCTGAACCAGAGTCCGAACCAGAGGATACCCTCTATGACGACTCCGAGTTCTCCTCTGAGGATGATCTAGAAGGAAAGAATCTTACTTTCGAGAACGTGTACACGTATCTTCGAGAGTATCCCTTTCGTTCTCTCAGACCCTTTCTCTCACGCCCTTGGTGTGGAAAGGACAAGTTAGAGACCCTTCTAAGGTTGTTCTCAGCTTTGAGGTTGTTTCCCGAGTTTCAGGATTACTCCTTATGCGACGGGAACTACAACCTTGGAACTATCACTAAAATCGCATCTGTAAGGGATTTTCTAAGGTCTAAAGTGAAAGATCATGGTGATGCATCAGATCTTACTCTGATGTCTGACACCGAGATTATCGCTACGACATCAAAGAATTACTCTGGTGACTATTACGTAGGAGATCTGGACATTGCGAAGATTGCTCAGAACTTCGATTACCCTGAGAAGAAGCTCAGGTACGCGATTGTGGTTCAAGACAAGAGAGTTCTATTGGAGAAGGCGAGAAACGCCAGGTCTAGTAGCGCGCGAGAATCTACAGTCATTCTGGATGATCGTACGATCATCCTTGACTGGGACGACATGAGCCGCGCTTTTGTCGACTTCAGCAGACTCTTTGAGGATGTTGATTTTGATGAACTAGATGTTTTTCTACTTGGAAAGACTAAGCCTCTTATGATGCCTAGGTTTCATCAGGAGGTTTGTCTTCGTAAGACGGAATACCTACTGGAGAAAGGACATCGCAAGATCATGTGGGGACATCTGCCACGCAGTGGTAAGGCCTACATCATGGGAATGCAGATCTTTGAGGTGTCGAGAAACAAGGACGAATGTACGTTTCTGATTATCACAACAGCGCCGAAAGAGACTATTGATCAGTACTGCTCAATGTTTAACAAGTTCGTACAGTTTGATGATTATCAGGTACATCATCTGGCAGGAAGAAAGGTTGTCAAGCCTTCTGGCAAGATGATTATCATCGCCTCGAAACAGTACTTACACACGAAAGTGGGTAAGACGAGAAGCATTAAGTGGCTGAAGGAGATTAAGTTTGATCTTCGTTTTGTTGATGAGTCGCATAACGGGGGAACTACCTCACTTGCTAGGGAGACACTGAACACGTACGGCGCGAAAGCGCCCACGATCTTCATGACAGCGACTTTCAGTAAGCCACTCAACGAGTACGGTATACCTGAACAGGCTCTATGTCTGTGGGATCTTGAGGACATTCGTCTGTGTAAACAGATTCGTGACCCCAGAGCGAAAGAGAGATTAGTACAAAAGCACCGAGTCTTTCTGGAACGTGCGCTTCATTCGTACTCTCCACGACTAATCGAAGAGCAGTACGACATGTTCCCTGATCTTCATCTTCTCACATGGAGTATGGAAGAGCTGGTGAAAAGGTCTATCAATCAACACGAGTTCGGATTCTCCTTGAAATCACTCTTCATGACTCATGAAAATCGAGATGAGTTTCAGGATGAGAAAATGATGGACATGTTCTGTCGAAATTTGTTCGGACAGGAGATCAAGGAGGAAGCTTTCACGATTCCGAGTGACTCTATCTTTGTGAGAACGGAGCGTATCTGTTCTCATGAAGGATCAAGGTGGTTCGACCAGGAGGAGCCTCTGGCTATTCTGTGCTTTCTACCTACTCACGCGGAGACATCTCTGGCGAAGCTATCGCGAACTCTCAAGGCTTTTCTGGAGGAGAACGAGATTATTCCTGATTTTGAGATCGTGAGTATCAACAGCACAGAGACACCTGATCCTCGAGCAACAATCGAGGATGCGCACTTACGTGCGAAGAATCAGAGAAAGAGAGGTGTTCTCATTCTCAGTGGGAGACAGTGCAGTTTGGGTGTTTCTATCCCTTACTGTGATATCGTCCTTCTGATGAACGAGACTATGTCCGCTGATCTGTTACTACAGATGATGTTTCGATCTATGACGGAATCCACTAACAAAAAAGTGGGTTTCGTGATTGACCTGAATATGCATCGGTGTGTGAACACGATTGTTGATTACTCTATCAACGTGAATCCTCAGATGTCCACTCGCAATGCCGTGCGCTATGTTGTGGAACAGAAGCTGATTCGCTTCAACGAGGACAGGTGGCTGGACAAGTATCTTGGTGTTAATCACCAAGGTGAGATGGTAATGGATGAGATTATCTCTCAGATCTATGCTAACTGGTCTAAGAACGCGTTTCTCGGTATTGAGACAGCGATTCGCAGACTTCAGATTCGTTCTGATATTCTTCTGACACCGACAGAGCAGAAAATTATCAATGATATTTTCCTGGGTCAGCCTGAGAAGAAAAAGGCGAAGAAACTGACTATACCCGAGTTGGAAGGTGCGGACAAGGATCTGAACACGGGTGTGGAGAAGAAGGATGATCTCAAGGAGATGAAATCAAAAGAGTCCAAGACCAAGAAGACCAAGAAGGATAAAGAGGAGGAGAAAGTGGATATCGTTCGGGATGTTTTCAGACATCTTCTTCCTATCTTCTGTGTCTGTACTATCTGGTCTGAAGAGGCCACGATGGAAGGAATGTATGAAAGAATCAAATCTGATCAGAATCTACACGAAATCCTACTCGCTCAGATTCGGATATCATGGGGAGAAAATATCCCTAATGATATACTTGACATCCTTATGCGAATCTATCGCAAGAAAGGACTGGGCAAGAAGACCAATATCCCTCGGGTGGTCAGGACGATCAAGGAGCTTTTCACAGAGGCTCGCTCTGATCCTCATGAACTTTCAAAGCTTGTTGATAAGTATCTCTCTCCAACCAAGCGTGAGAAAAGTAATATGGCCGAAGTGCCAACACCTTATGCGTTACGTCAGGATATGGTGGATAAGGTGCCAAAGTCATTCTGGACAAAGCCACGTAAGGTGTTAGAGCCTAGTTCTGGAAAAGGTGCGTTTCTTCTTACACTTGTGGACAAGTTCAATAAGGGTCTTAAGAGAAGTATTCCGAACGGAAAAAGAAGATACAGAACTATTGTGGAAAAATGTATCTACTTCGCTGATCTCAATCCTATGAACGTTTTCATATG